CTACCGGACATCGAGCGCGGTCTCCCTGAGCAGCTTGTTCCGCCCGGCGGTCACGAGGACGGCCACGTTGTCCGGCGAGCACAAGTCGCCCGGGCCGTGCATCGGCACCACCCAGTGGCAGAACGACACTTCGGGGTCCGTCACGTCCGTGCGGGGCACCCCGAGGAACGTGGCGCGGCCCAGACACTCGGCGTGCCCCTCGAACCTGCGGTCGAGCCACTCGGCGCGCTGCCCGGTCGAGACCGGCACGAGCACGTAGTAGTTGCCGTTGGCCTGGTCGGCGAACACCGGCCCGTCCAGCAGGTTGGCGAGCACGCCGCTCACCAGCTCCGGGTCGTCGGTCTCCACCGCGGCGTGCACGACGGCGCGGCGGATCCTCACGGCGGAGAACAGGCCGCCGAGCCGCAGCAGCGCGACCGTCGCGGTCTGCCACTCGGTCAGCGCCAGGTCGCGGGAGTCGGCAGCCGCCAGCAGCCAGGTCTGCGCGGAGATCGCCCGGTCCCGGGCGGTCTCCACTAACACCTCGCCGGCGTCCGGGTCGTACAGGTCGAGGTCGGTCATCACGCGACCTCGCGGGGCCGGCCGTGGAGGGCAGTCTCGGTGGCCGCCGCGAGCGCGGCTCGGACCTGCTCCAGGTGCGCCTCGCCCTCAGCGCGCGTCATGACGAGCTCTATGTCGCTGACCGGCTCGTCGACGGCGAACAAGGTCAGCGGGACGCGGACCTCTCCGGTCTGCCGGTCGCTGTACGGCGCGGCGCCGCGGCGGGGCGAGGCGTGCCAGCGAGGCGGGGGCGTATCCACGGGGTGACCTCCGGTTACGGGAACGGTCTGTGCAAGCGCCGTCACCGTAGGACGTCTACCGGGCAGTAACAGGTACACGCTGTACCCGTTGCCCCCGCCGTCCCCTAGCTGGGGGCGCTTACCCCCACCGTTTCGGCCAGCCGCTGCGCCTCGGGCCGCAGCGCACGCGGAGCCTTTCGCCACAGCTCAGCGGCCACCCCGCGCGCCGACGGCGTGTACTGCACCGTCTCGATGCCCGTCTCGCACGCGATCTTCATGACCATCAGGGCCGCGGTGCGGTCCCCGCGCTGGAGATGCCCGCGCGCGACCTCCACCCACAGCCTGGCCTGCCGTTCTACCGACGGCATGGTCTCCGGGTCGATCTCGTCGGCCATGTTGAGCGCCTGCCCCGACCGCATCAGGTCGGTGTGCACCGACACCGCGTGGAAGTCGCAGTTGGCTCGACCGAAAACCGTTGACGGATGCACGTACGACACCGGCAGGCTCTTGGCGACCTGGTTGCCGCGCTCCCAGTACCGCCAGGCGTCGCCCTCGGCTCCCTCCCGCGCGTGCGTCACCGCCGCGTGCAGCTGGAGCGCCCCGTACACGCCACGCCAGTCGTCCGGCGCCGTGTCCAGGTGCGGGCGGAGCAGGTCCGAGGCCTCCGTCACGACCCGCAGCGCGTCCTCCGGGTACGACGTCTCCCGCAAAATGTTGCCCATGTTCCACGCCGATGCCGCGATCGCCGCCGGGTCGTCGGCGTCCTGCGCGGCCGTCAGCGCACGGTCCGCGACCACCCACGCCAGCTCCGCCGGGGCGACGTACGCCGTCGCCTGCCCCGTCAGCCGGTACACGTCCGACAGTGCTACCAGCGCACGCCGGCGGTCCTGCCCGTCGAGCGCCCGCGTCGCCGCCTCCCCGTCGCGGATCAGCCCGGGCAGCAGCGCCCCCACCTCGGTGCGGTTGTGCTCGGAGGTGTGCCACAGCCGCCATGCCTCGTCGACGCGGCCCTGGAGCCGCCCCGCGTCGGGCGGCACCTGCTGCTGCACCGACACGGCCAGCGGCCGTGTCATGACCGCCGCCCAGATCGCCGGGAGCGACGGGTGGTTGAGCCGGCCGAGCGGCACCGGCGCCGTCACGTCGCTCGCCGCGCCCGTGATGACGGACAGGTCCGGCACCTGGAGCGCGGCCGCCAGCCGCAACAGCAACGTGTACGAGTCGATCTGCCGCTCGCCGAGCTCAACCTTCTTCAACCACTCGACGCCGCGACCGCACTGCTGGGCCAGGACCGGGCGGGACATACCGCGCGACTCCCTCAAAGCCCGGATGCGCTCGCCCATGCTCAAGTCTTCGGGGAATTCCACGATGTGCCCCTCACGTCCACGATGAGCCTTCATCGCCAATGTACGGGCGTCGGCGTGCCTCTGGCAGGGCGTCAGGCATACCGCAGGCCCCGGCCCAGGGACGGGGGGCAGGGGCCTGAGGGCTTTCCCGGGTCAGCCAGCCAGCCACACGGAAAATGACCCGTCCAAGGTAACCCCGGGCACTGACAGCTCAGGTCCACTCATCCGGCGTCCGGGTGCGCCTGCGCCCAGTGCTCGGCGACCGCAGCCTCCACGCGCGCCTGGTACACCTCCGCGCGCTCGCCGGCGTGCGCGGTCAGCGCCGCGTCCAAGTCCGCGCGGTCGCCGACGGGCAGGAGGATCGGCCCGAACGCCTCGGCGCCCGGCTGCTCGTCGTGATGCCAGCCGCAGCCCAGCGGGCACGCGTACCGCACGAGCCCGAACTCGGGGAAGTCCGGCATCGGCACGATGCTCGGCGGCGCCCAAGCCGACGCGCTCGCACGCCGCGCGGCCTCTATCTCCGCCAGCACCTCCGCCGGGGTGCGGCGCGGCAGCCGTGCGAGGACCTCGCGCAGCTCCTGGTCCTCGTCGTCAGGCTCGTAAGTCATGCCCGCCAGCATCCCAGAGCGCGGCAGAGCCCCCGTCCTTCCTCCGGAGCGGGGGAGGAAGGACGGGGGCCCGTTTGGGGGGTCAGCGCGCCGGCTACAGGTACTGGCGTCGCTGCGGGTCGAGAGCCAGACTCCGCAGACTCTGATTGTCGTCGTGCGGGTCGGGCTGCGGACTGCCTGTCCTGCGGCAGACCAGCGCGTCGGGGTCGTACGACGGGACTTGCGGGCTGTACCCGTCAGGGCAGGCGGGCCCCGGCGGGCCCGCTACGCCCTGCTCGCCCGGCTCGCCCTCCGGTCCGGGCGGTCCCGGCGGCCCGGCGTCTCCCTGTGGTCCCGGCGGCCCGGCGGGACCTGCTTGACCGGCAGCGCCCGCCTGGCCCGGCTCGCCCGCGCTGCCGTCGTTGCCGTCGGTGCCGGGAGTTCCGTCGCCGCCCGGTGCCCCCGACGGTCCCACCGGACCTACGGGGCCCACGGGTCCGGCTGGGCCCGTGGGGCCCGCCGGACCGCGGTCGCCTTGCGGGCCGGACGGCCCGATCACGCTCTCGCCCGGTTCCCCGCGGCTGCCCGGCGGGCCGGCGACCGGACTCGCTCCTAGCTCCTGCACCTGCGTGGCGAGAGCGTCCCGCGCGTCGTTCGCGGAACGCAGCTCGTTGGACAAGGAAACGACCTGGACGGCGAGCCAAGTGAGCAGTACCAGGACAACGACGGCAGTGAGAGCGACCAGCCACTCGGCCCGCGGCAGCCGGACGCGAGGGTACTTCCTGCACACGCCGGTCACTTCGCCACCACCGCCCAGATCGCGATGGCCGCCGCGAGAAGCCCCATCAGGACGGGCACGATGGCCTGGTAGAGACGGGCCTGCCGGTCCTTCTCCCGGCGGTCACGTTCGTCGAGCTGGTACTTCTCGAACGCGGCCTCGATCGCTTCCCGCGCACTGATTTCCTTCTGCAACTCCTGGGACAGAGCGGCGATGCGCTGGTCGGTGTGAGCCGACTGCAGCGTGTAGACCTCGGCCGACACGAGCCTGTCAAGGCGGCTGTTCAGGCCCGCCATGCCGTCGCGGAACTCGCGGCGCATCGCGTCTACCGTGCGCCCGAGTTCACCGACGCTCAGTTGGTCATCGGGCACGGGTAGCACTCCCTTCAGTTCCCAGACGCCGCGCGGCGGACCACCGCCGGTAACCCGTCCACCCGTGGTGACAGCGCGCTCACGAGCGGCTTTGCCGGATCAGGTCGCCGACGTCGTCCGTGGGCCGGTAGCGGGGCGGGCGGGCGTAGCCGAGCAACGCACCCGCCGCGCCCTGGATCCACGGCGGGCCGCCGAACTTCTCCACCGCCCGCTCCAGCAGCCGGAACAGCAGGTAGTAGGCGCCCGCGACGAGGAGCGTCACGGCGGCCTGCGCCGTCTCGCTGTCGAGGGTGAACCCGAGGTGGGTGAGGGCGACGATGGCCCAGCCCGCGACGAGCGGAACGACCGTACGCAGTACGGACGGGAGCAGGGTTCCCACGATGGGCCTCCGATCAGGCGACGTAGTCGCCGGTGACGAACCGATGGGTGAGGGTGACGGGCGCCCCGTCCGGGGACACCGCGCGCACCATGAACCGCAGGTGACGCTCCGCGGGGACGTCCACGTTGTGGAGGAACTGCACGGCGCCGCCCGCCTGGAGCGGCAGCGGGCCGACGTCGCCGTACCCGGACTCGTCCTTGCCGCTGGTGTCGGTGGCGTAGAAGCGGCCCGTGACGAGGGTCCCCGGCGGGGTGTCGGCCGCGAACGTGAGCTGGACGTACGTGGGGCCGACCAGGCGGCGCGGACCGGAGTGCAGTACCGCGTCCTCGAACGCCAGCCGCGTCCACTCCCCCGACTTGAGCGTCACGTCGAGCGGGTTGGCTTCGTTCAGCTTGCCCAGGGTCATGCCGTCGTTCTCCTGCGGGTGTTGGGGCTCGGTGGTCGTGGTCTTGCCGGTGGCGCGCGCCACGATCTCCGGGAAGATCACGTCTCGGAACTGCCGTATCCGCGCGTCGCCCGGGCACGAGTGCGCGTTCGGGTTCCACGCGTCGAACTGCCGGTGCCAGCCGAACCCGGGGTCGGACGCCGACCGGCACAGCCGCAGCGGGATGCCGTGCTGCTGGTGCGCCCACACGCCGAGCCGGATCAGCGACTCGACCTGCGCAGCCGTCCACGGGTCCGACGCTTCCACGTTCGACGCCGTCTCCACCGACAGGGCGCCGGACCCGTCCGCGCGGAGGTTGGCCGCCGCGTTGGCGTCCGCCCGCGTCTGGGTGCCGATGTACTGGCCGATCCGGCCGTCGTACCCCACCCCGAAGTGCGACTCGAGGTTCGTTCCGTCCCGCCAGAATGCGTAGATCCGCTCGATGGTCCACGGCGCGGCGAGGCTGTGCACGATGAGCTGCGTCGGCCGGATGGCCGGCTGCGCGTCGGACTCCGGCTGAAGCTCCATTTTCGTCGCGAACGGGCACCAGGCCATCAGTCGTCGCCCCCGGCCTGCATGTCGGCGACCGGCACACCGGTCACGTAGGGGGCGGCCGAGGCGGGCACGAACGGGCCGTCCGCGTCGATCGTCAGCGTGTTGCCGGGCGTCGAGGAGACCTTCGCTCCGACGACGTACGGCTTGGTGGCGGTTCCCGCCCCGGCGACCGCCGTCTCGGGACCATCCGTCACCACACAGTGGCAGGCGCCACCGCCGCACTTGCAGCTCGCCATGAACCCCTCCGGGTTTCGAGTCGAGCCAGGCCCTGAACCATGCGGCACGCTTAGCTTACGGTTCGTCTGCCGGGGTCACGGCCTCTTCGGGCGGGTGGTAGCCGGTGAGGCGGCTCGCCACCTCGTTGGTGATCCCAGGGAGGGCCCGCAGCATGTCGTAGGCGCCGTGCGCTTCCGCCTGTTCGGCTGCCTCCTGCTCTCGCGCCCGGCGTTGCTGCTCCGCGCGGTGCGCTGCCACGGCCCCGTCGAACTCCTCCTTCGTGATCTCCTGCACGCCTTCGTCCTCGTACAGCGGCGGCGTAAAGTTCACGCCTCCCAGCATCCGCACGGTGCCGTCGGGGTTGCGGTAGTACCGCTTCGTCTCCTCCACGGGGGCGACTCCTTAGTTCGGCAGCGAGAAGACCCACGCCCGCTGATACGACTGGATCTGCGAGTAGGTGGCGCCGCCCGAGCCGCGGCCCATGGTGACGTTGAGCAGGAAGTTGACCGAGTCGCCCGCGGGGATCACCGCGCGCAGCATTCGCCCGGTCTGAGTGTGCGTCGCCGTGATCGCGCTGCTGCCTCGGTTCGCCGAGTACCAGGTGTCGTCGGTGCTGATTCCGTACATAGCGCCCGAGTTGGCCGGCAGGTTGATCTCGACGTCCAGCTCCTGCCACACCATCGCCATCGCCGGACGGCACGGGTCGACGTTCGGCAGGACGAGTGTGTAGCCGACCACGACCGTCTCCGATGCAGGCACGGCCACGTTGTTGTACGTCTGGCTGAAGATGGCCTCGTAGTAGTTCATGCGTGGCATCGGGTCGCCCCGCAGCCGCCCGTTCGCGTCGCTGTACACGCCGCCCGCCTGCGCGTCCACGTCGCACGGGAACGGCCACTCCATCGTGTTGGCCTCGACCGGGTTCGAGGCCGACCCATTACCGACCAGCCCGCGGCCGGCCGTGATCGTCGCGGACCCCGTCGGCACGAACAGGCCGTCCGACCGGACCGCAAGATTATTGCCCGCAGCGCTGGACACCTCGACGGCTATCTCGCCCGTCGCCGGGTCGTACGCGATACCGTCACCGGCCGACAGGCACTCGCGGACCTCGTCGCAGTTCGTCACCGCGCTCACCGTGAACGGCGCGAGCGCGGAGCCCGTCCCGGTCACCGTCGCGTTCTCCCCGGCCTGCACCACGCACTGGCAGTCGCCGCTTCCGCCGCACTGGCACCTCGCCATGACCCGACCCCCTCAGCCGTAGAGCTCGACGATGACGATGCCGCTGCCGCCGGGCTGACCGGTCTGCGGCGAAGCGTTGATGGACACGGCGCCGCCCGCGCCCGCCCCGTACCCGGTCGGCGGCTGCCCGGGCCCGCTCGTGCGACGCTCCTCACCGCCGCGGCCGAGGACAGAGTCGCCGCCGCGCCCGGACACGCACTGGCCTGCGCTGAGCCGGATCGAGGCGCCGCTGGCCCCGCCGCCGATGATGATGTCGCCGGTGCCGGACGATGAGCCGGCCGGGCCGCGCGCGGTCTCCAGCGCTGTCCCGGACAGCATGTTCGCGGGCCCGCCGTCGCCGCCATCTGCGGACACCAGCCCGCCGAAGCTTGATGTGCCGCCTGGGCCGCCGGCGTTGTTGTCCTGGCCGCCTATCCCGCCCTTGCCGACGACGACGGCTTCCGCCGTGCCGAGCGCGCTCACCTCGATGAGGGACTGCGCCCACGCCCCCGCAGGGGCGCCCGGGCGGGCGATCAGCTCACCCGCATCCGAGAAGGCGCCCGCCGACCCTCCGCCGCCGCCCTGGCACTGCACCCGCACCCGGGCCAGCCATGGGTAGGACGCCTTCGTGAAGCTGTACGTGCCCGGCTTGTCGTAGTAGAGGACCTTCCTCAGGCCGAGCGAGCCAGGGATGATCGACAACTCTCCATTGTCGGTGAGCTGGAAGTACGTGCCATCGGCACACGATCTCGCCACGGGACCTCACATGCTCGATTCCGTAGCCAGGCCCTCAACCATCCAGCTCCGACACCAGGGTAGCCACGCCGGTCAGGCGATCGTGCCGACCGCCGTCACATGCACCTTCACCCCAGAGCCTGCCGGTACGGCCGTCTGCCCGCCCGTCGCGACCGTGGTGGACTGCCACACCCTCATGGTGGCCTGCGTGGTGCTAACCGCCTCCAGCGTCACCCACGCCGCGCGCACGTCGGCGGGGTCCGGGTCGACGACGAGAGCGCCGATCACCGGCGGCTGCGTGAACGGCTGCTGATACACCCACGTGACGCGGCCGTCTGCCGAGGTGCTGATGATGCTCGCCGCTGGGGGCCCGCCGGGCGCACCGGGCGGCCCGGGCTCGCCGGGCGGGCCCGGCACTCCCTGAACGCCTTGAGGGCCCTGCTCGCCGCGGGGGCCGCGCTCGCCCTGGCGGCCGCGCGGCCCCGGCTGCCGCGCGGCGCGCTCGGTCTCCCGCAGCACCCCCGCCAGCGGGTTGTCGGGGATCAGCCGCATCGCCGGCCTGCTCGCCATTACACGTCCTCCACGTTCGAACCGACTGGACCGACCTGGACCTTCACCGACTCGCCGTCGCCGTCGGCCTCCACCGACAGGCCGGTCAGCTTCATGCGCTGCGCGATGTTCCGGCACGTCGCGGTGGTCGCCACATCCACACACCAGCCCGGCACCAGGTGGGCGATGTCCACGTCGGCGTCCGGTGACAGCGTGACCTCCGAGGTGTCGATGTAGACCGGCACCTGCAACGACGACGCCAGCCGCGCAGCCGCGGAGGCGTCCGCCGACGCCTGGTCGGTGATGGTGGAGTCCTGCACGGACCGCTCGATCAGCCCGTAGTACGGGTCGACGCCGCCGGCCACACCGATGATCCCCGAGCCTTCCTCGCCGTACACGTACCACTTCGTGACGACCGCGGTGCCGTCCTCGGCGACGCTCAGCCCATCGGGCAGGTCCGCGTCCGTGATCGTGCCGACGCTCGCTGACCAGTCGTCCGGCATGAGCAGCAGCTTCTCCCCGTATGCGGTGAAATCCAAGCCGGTGTCGGCGAGATCGCGAAGCTTGTCACCGGACTGCCCGATGCCCTGCGTGTACGAGCGGGACACCCGGATCCCCGACTTCGCGAGGACCTGCACGCTGTGGCCCGGGTCGTCCGGGAAGAAGCCGTCCTCGATGAGCCACTCGGCGATGTCGGTCAAATCGGTGTCCGTGAACGACTTAGGCTCGTGCGGGGAGCGCCGGTTGAGGACCGAAACGATGTCGGCGGCCGACACGGTCACCGTGCCGACCCCCCACGTCGGCTGGATGATCTGCCCGCCCCACACGTACTGCTCGTTGCGGAACACGTGCAGCCAGTGCCTCATGCCGCGCATCTGCCCGAGCTTCCCGCAGCAGTCCATGTCGGGCTGGATCGTCACGACGGCGGTCGACGCGTCGTTGAGGATGCGCCCCCACCGCACCCGGGTAAGGGTCTCCGCCTGCGCGAGGATCGACCCGCCCCGGTCGGCGATGAACGCCGTGTACTCGGCTGCACACCCGAGCCCCGCCACGGCTACAGCACCTTCCCAGCGACGGCGAACTGCACCCGCGCGTCCGGCGCGGGCGGCAGGATGCCGTCGCTCTCCAGCAGCAGGCAGTACTCCGCGCAGCCGAGGACCGGCCAGGACGGCGGCGCCCCGTCCCGCCCGAACACCGAGCCAGCCGACTGGCAGACGCCGCCGCAGTACACCACCGCGCGGCCCGTCTGCCCGTCAAGGACGAGTTCCGACCCGGCCGCCAGGAACGCGACCGTCCACTGCGCGTACGGCTCGCAGCGGTGCTTCTCGGCGACCTCGGCACACGTCAGGCCGGCGTCGACCGCGGTCCGCTCGTACAGGGTGATCGTCAACCTGCGCAGGTCGCTGCTTCCCGCGTACACGCCGATGACCGGCACGTCGTCGATCAGTCCGGGCCGACTGCTCAGGTCCAGCGCGTACGCGGCGTCGTTGACGGCGATCGCGTTGCAGAAGCACGTCACCGGCCCCGATGGGACCGGCGGCGCGGCGGGCGCGCACGCCGGATCAGCGCAGCCGTCCCCGGCCTCCACACACTTCGCGAGGCGGCACCCCGTGCAGGGGGCGCCGCCCGGCGGATGAATGCACCAGTCGACGCACGTCCCGTCGAGGTCGCCGGGCACCAGCACATCGAGCAGCTCCACCTGGTCCATGTACGCGAACGGGCTCGCGGCGGTGAGCGTGAACTCCACCTGGATGATGTCGGCGCCCATCTCGCAGGCGCCGCCCGCGCAGTTCCCGCCCCCGTTGCGGGCCGTCACCCGCGGCCCCTTCGTGAGCGCCACCCGCCGGAACGAGCGGCGGTGCTGGGCGTTGAACTCGTCCCGGGTCATCGTCCCGCCCGGGCAGCACGCGTACATCTCCACGCAGTCGCCGCCGCACTGCGAGCCGGTGCAGCCCTGCAACGCCGACTTGAGCCACTGGTACCCGTACTCGACGCCGCAGCAGGTCGCGCCGAGCAGTAGCGCCGTGAACGTCATCGCGCGGGGCTGCACCCGGGCGGGGCCGATGGCGCCGCCGCCGGTGACGGCGGTGCTGACCGACCGCTCCACCGGGTAGTCGTCGACCCCGTCGACGCTCAGCAGCAGTACCCCGGCGAACTCGTCGCTCTCCGGGGCGTCCGGGTCCCACCACGGCGCCGGCGTGTCCGGGTCGTCGGGCGTCGTGTACGGCAGCCCGTCCGGGTCGAGGACCGCCGCGGTGAGTGCCTCGCACGAGCAGATCTCCGATCCGGAGTCCAGCGGCGACCCGACCGTCTGCAAGTACTGCCTGAGGCGGGCGTGGTTGACGACCTCCACGCCGCCCACCGTCACGTAGTCGACCAGCACTCCAACTCCTCAGGTCAGGTTCGCCGTGGCGATCTGGCGGATGACGGCGCGAGCGGTCTGCTCCGGGTCGTTGGCGGCCTGCACGGTGATGTTGAAGTTCGTCGTGGCGCCGCCGACGTTGCTGACCGTTGTCATCCCGCCGGCCAGGCCCGCGCGCCCGCCGGCGGGCTGGCCCGCGCCGCTGAGGGTGCCGAGCGTCGGCTGCACCACCGGCCCCGGCACCACCGTGTTCAGGGCCGCGAGCTGGCCGCTGACCGCGTCGGCCATGCCGCGCGCCTGCGCCCGCACCGCTGCGGTGACGTCCTTCAACCGGCCCACGATCCCGACGTGCAGGCCGAGCCCGGTCAGGTCGCCGATCTTCCGGAACACGGTCGACGGCGAGTGGATCCCGAGCGCCTTGCGGATACTGGTCTGCATCGCTTTCGCGATGTCCAGCATGAGCTTCTCGATGTCCTTCTGCTGGCCCTTCAACCCGGCCAGGAAGCCCTTCGAGGCCTGCTTGCCCGCGTCGAACAAGCTGTCCGCCGCGTGCTGGCCGAGCGCGTTCGACGCGGTCACGAGCTGTCGCTGCAACGCGTTGATCTCCGCGATCGTCGTCGACGACTGGGAGGCGAGGACCGACGCCAGCTCGGCGCCCTGAGCGGGGCCGAGGCCGATGACCTGCGACAGCAGGTCGGACCGCAGCCCGCGCCGCTTCAACGCGTCTATCTGCGCGGTGAAGTTCTTCACCTGCGACACCGCGTCCTGAAGCCCGCCAAGGAGGCCCTCGCGGGTGATGTCGCCGCCCTGCGTGAGGTTCTGGAGGCTGAACGACTGGAGCGCCGAGGCCGCGGTGTCCGTCGCGAACTTGTTGGCGTCGGCAATGCGCTTGGCGAGCGCGTCGCGCTGGTTGGCGAGCGTCACCAGCCGCTTGTTGCCGTCGGCGATGACCGCCAGGAGCCGGTCGTCGAGCCGGGTGTTCTTCCCCTTGAAGGCCTGCGTGATCAGCTTGGCGATCTTCTCGGTGGTCTGCTTGATCTGGTCGACGGTGCCGGTCAGGCCGATGACGAAGCCCTGCCCGGTCCACTTGCCGATCTCGATGAACACCTTCGACGGCGAGCCGATCTTCAACACGCTCTTCGCGGCGCTGATCGCCGAGCCGACGACGTCGCGGGCGGCGTCCGCGGCGGCGCCCGCCATCGACCGGATACCGCCGATGAGGCCGCGCACCAGGTCCATGCCGACGCCGGCCAGCACCGAGCCCGCGCTGGACATGGCGCTGCCGATCCGCCCGGGCAGCGCCTGGAAGAAGCCGAGGACCTGTGAGCCCGCGCTGCGGGCCGCGCCGAGCATCGACGAGCCCGCCGACCGGAAGATCCCGCCGAGCCGGGCGGGCAGCCCTGCCAGGAACCCGGCGATCCGGCCGGGCAGCGCCTGGAAGAACGCGGCGACCGTGGAGGCGCCGCTCGAGGTGGCGCTCGCCGCGGCGGAGAGCGCCGCCGAGAACCGCGACACCAGGAACCCGCCCAGCGATGCCAGCCCGTTGTAGATCATCACGGGCACGCGCGTGAACAGCAGGATCAGCGCGCCGATGCCGGTGCCGATGGCGATGCCGGTCGCCACCAGCGCCAGGTGGAACGCCTGAGCCAGCAGCCCGGGCAGGGCGGCCAGGGCGGCGAGGATCATCCCGGGGAGCCGCTGGAAGAACCCGACGACCGACGTGAACGCGGTGGAGATCAACCCGCCCAGCATCGACAGCCCGGACACGATCATGGACGGCAGGTTCGTGATGAACGTGACGACCGACGTCAGCCCGGTGATCAGCCCGCCGAGCGCGGTCGCGATGCCCTGGATGATCGGGATGGCGACCTTCGCGGCCAGCCACGTCTGGAAGCCGAGCCCGATTTGGAGCAGCGGCGCCGCGAGTTGGATGACGAGGTCGGCCAGCGGGGCGAGCGCGGTCGCCAGTTGCAGCACCGGCGGCACCACCGGCAGGACCGCGGTGGTGAGTTGCAGGAAGACGCCGACGAGGTCGGGCAGGACCGGCAGCAGCGCGTCGACGATCTGCCCGACCAGCGGCACCAGCGCGGCGACCAGCTCGGTCGCCGCCCCGGCGATCTGCGGCAGGACCGGCTCCAGCGCGGACAGCTGGTCGACGACGGCCTGGCCGAGGCTCTCCGCGATCGGCGCCAGCGCCAGCGCCAGCTGTCCGAACGAGGTGGCGAGGGAAGGCAGCAGCGGCGCGAGCCGGGCGATCACCCCGGCCAGGGCGTCACCGATCCCAGCGGCGATCGGCGCCATCGAGGTCGCCAGTTGCACGAACGCGCTGGTCAGCGGCGGCAGGACGGGCATCAGGGCGCCGACCAGTTCCTCAATGATCGGCCCGAACGCGGCCGCCAGGGTCGACAGCACGGGCGCGAGGGCCTGCGCGAGGACGTTGACGAGCTGCCCGGCGAGCGGCAGCAGCGGCGACAGCGCGGTCAGCACCTGCGCGATCGACTCGCCGAGCGGCGCCAGGTCGATCTGCGCTAGGCCAGCGGCGAGGGCCTGCGCCACGGTGGTCAGGCTCGGCGCGATCGCAGCGAGCGCCGGGCCCAAGCTGTCGATCACGCCGACCAGGGCGGGCCCCAGGGCGGTGAACACGGGGCTCAGGGCGGGCGCGATCGCGCCGATCTGCGTGACCAGCGCGCCGAGGTTCGGCCCGAGCTGCGCCGCGATCGTCGCCACGGTGCCGAAGAGGTTCCCGATCGCCTGCTGTCCGGCCGCCGACGCAACGAACTCGCGGAACGAGCCGGTGATCTCCTGGAGGTTGTTCAGCAGCCCGCCGCCCGCGCCGTCGGCGGCGCGGAACACGTTGGCGATGATCGCGCCGACGTTCGCGGCGATCGAGCCGAGCTGCTGGAACACCCCGACCGCCGTACGGACGACCTCGACCGCGCGGCCGGACGCGGCGAACCCGGACAGGAACGTCCCGAGCTGCGCGCCGAGCTGGGCGATCGTGCCGCCCACCTGCCCGCCGAACGCCTGCGCCACCGCCGCCGCGACGTCCAAGAACCCCTTGGCGAGCGGCTGGACCACCACCTGCAACCCGGACGCGGCCTGCGTCGTGCTCTGAATGATCGTCCGCAGCGGGGCGAGGGCCTCCTTCGACGCCGCGAACTTCAAGCCCTGGCTGGCGGCCTTCCCGAACTCGCCCGCGAGCCCGGACAGCTGGGTCCGCAGCGGCAGCAGGTTCTTGATCGACGCCGTGACGTCGCCCGCGAATTGGCGGAAGAACGACTGCTGCACGGACTGCTGCAACCGCTTCAGCTGCGGCTGGAGCTGGTGGACCGCGGTGACGGCCTGCCGCGCCGCGGGGGCGAGGTTCTTCACCGCTTCGGTGAAGTCCTTCGCGTCGCTCTGGACGGCGGCTTCCAGGGCGTCGCCGACGCCGAGCGTGGCCAGCTTGAGCGTGCCCATCGCCGCGGCGGCACCGGCGATCGCGGCGGGGATCGCGGCGATGATTCCGCCGGCCGGTGCCAGCGCCGCGAGCAGCGCGCCGACGCCCTGGGCGGCCCCGGCAGCGGCGATCCCGACCGCGCCGAGCTTGAGGAGCCCGGCGAGCTGCGAGCCGACCCGCCCGGCGATCCCGCCCAGCCCGGCCAGGGACCGCCCCAGCCGTCCGGTGTCGACGTCGGCGGTCACGTTGACGTCGGGCGCACGGTGGGCGCGGACCCGGTCGTCGAAGTCCCCGAAGTCGGGGACGACACGGATCGCGATCTCCTCGCCGGCGAGCGCGGCCCGCAGCCGGGCCATGAAGTCGCTGACGTCGGGCGCCACCGGGATGTTCAGCGAGTCGATGCTGCGCAGTCCGGTCAGCAGCGCCGAGTCGAACCGGCGCAGGTCCGGCACCACGGGGATCTCAATGGCGTCGATGTGGCCGAGGCGGGTCAGCAACATCGAGTCGAACCGGCGCAGGTCCGGCACCACGGGGATCTCAATGGCGTCGATGTGGCTGAGGCCGGTCAGCAACGCCGAGTCGAAGCGGCGCAGGTCCGGGTCCACCTGGATCTGCACCTTGACGCCGCGCAGGGCGTTCTGCAGATCGTTCTTGATCTTGTTGGCGATGCCGCGCGTCGCCCGGTTCAGGGCGGCCTGGATCCGCTCACCGAGCGCCCGCGCATCGGTGACGACCCCGGTGTCATCGAGGTCGATGGTGATGTGAGCTGACCCGAAGTCCTCGTCTTCGCCGGCCACCAGGCAACCCCGCTCTCGCGTTGGTTGCCCGGCCCTGAACCAGTCAGCTGGTGCTCGCCCCTCCCCCCGGAAGGGGCGACCACGTCATCAGATTATCGGCCGCGTCCGCCCATGAGCTGCGCGTCCTCAGCGGCGAACGCCGCCAGCATCGCCTTCGCGTCGCCCACGCCCATCGCCGCCGCTCTCGGGCGGGCCGGCTGCCCGGGCGCCGCCGGACGGGGCCGGTAGCCCTTCGGCGGCGCGTACAGCTCCGCCTTGATCCGCGCCCGCTCCGAGTCGTCCTTCGCGCCCTGGTACAGCTGCACCTCGGCCGCGTTCAGCATCCGCTTCAACGGCCACTGGTGCGGGTCTACGCCCTGGAGCGCGAGATGCCCGTCCCACGACTCCCACCAGGCCGCGACCTGGGCGCAGAGCCGGAAGACGACCCAGTAGGGCGGTTACCGCCCCCGTACCACTCCACCGTGGTCTCCAGGATCTCCACGATGGCGCGGGTGGGCAGCCGCACCTCGTCGCGGAGCACCGAGCCGGGGTTCTGGTCGGCGAGCGCCCGGGCCTCGTCGACGTCCTGGAAGGAGCCGAGCGTCTCGGCGCCCTTCATGACCTTCACGGTCAGGAACGACCGCGCCGAGTCGGGCAGCATCTGCCGGGCGATGAACACCCTCAGCGACCGCAGCGTCTGCCGCAGCACGTCCGGGTCGCTGTCGTCGAGGCGCTCGAGGTCGACGCCCTTCGCCTGGTGCACCGCGTTCAGCTCCGCGTACGCGTCCACGAACTCGTCGCCGAACTGCTCGGGGACGAACTCCAGCACGTAGGGGCCGACGTTGATGGTGTGCGGGTCCTGATGCAGGGCGATGGTCTTCTGCACGGGTGATCCTCTCTCCGCTCCTTCGCCCGGCCCTCAACCAGTCAGCGCACCAGGAAGGGTAGTCGCCCGCACGGCCCGCACAGGGCCTCACCAGCGGCTCAGCGGCCCATCCGCAGGGCCCGCGCGAGGAAGTTGTTCGGCCGCGTCCCCGGGTGCCGCACGAGCCGCGTGTAGACGACGTCGCCGCCGACCTCGAACCGCAGCACACCGCCGCGGCGGCGCGGCCGGATCAGGTGCGGCCGCGTCCCTTGCACCACGTAGAGCACCGCGGGGTGGTCGCAGGTGATGACGCCCTCAAGGCCGCGCGGCCCGGTCTCGATGTGCCAGTCGACGTAGCGGCCCATCGACCCGGGCGCCTCCGCCGCGGCGATCCGTGCGACGCGCTCGGTGCGCTCACGCAGCTTCCGCTCGACGCGGCCGCCACGCAGCCGCAGGAAGCGGGCGATGCGGCCGGTCTCGATCCTCACGTCCACGCTCACGGGGTGTCCTCCGGGCACGGGTTGCACGCGGGCAGGGCAACGGTGACGGTCTGCTCGATGCCGACGCAGCCGCCCTGCGGGCCGACGGCGCGCTGCTGGCCGAGGACGAACCGACGGCCACGCCGCCCGGACGCCGTCTTCGGCAGGCAGCACAGCAGCGCGTTGTAGACGGCGAGGGCGTCCACGTGGAGGGTGCGGGCGGCGTCGGCGAGCTCGTCGCACGTGGGCGGGCAACCGTCTTCGGTCGGGCCGGGCGCGCACCGCAGCACGGTGACGACCAGCTCGACCGCGGTCACCGGCGGCGGCTGGCAGTTCCGGGCGTCGCGCACCGCCTGGTCCTGCCGGGGGAAGTCGCTGACGGTCGAGGGGAAGATCCGGGACACGTTCACCGACAGCTGCCCGCCCGTGCTCCCAGAGCAGGGGTCTTCGCAGCCGTCCCACGCGGCCGTGCCCGGGACGACGCAGCGCCGACAGTCGGGGCAGCCCGGATGCCCGGGCACCTCCTCGGCGACCTGGTCCAAGGCCGCACACACACAGCCGAGCACGGACTGGGCAAGGTCGTCGATCGCAAGCGGGCTCAGGGCCATGTCGTCACCCTCGGCTGCTTGTAGTCCACCGACCACACCCGCGACGGGGCCGGCTGCCTGTACGGGTTGACCAGCACCAGCCACTGGTCGACCTCCGGCAGCCCGGTGCGCATGTCCGCGTACATCGCGGTCCGGTCCTCGAACTCCAGGTCGACGCCCTGCCTACTCACACGCGAGAGGTTGCGGTTGCGCTGGAGGTTGCAGCCGCACGAGCCGCCGCCACAGCCCTTGACGAGGTGGCACACCAGCGCCGAGAACGCGGCGATCGCCGCCTCGTCCAGCGGCAGGCCGGTCCGGTACGTGACGCAGAACGTGCCCGGCTCCCCGCACGGCGCGGCCATGTCCTGGCAGTCCGGCCAGCAGGCGCCGTCCGCGCGGACCAGGAGGTCGCCGTTGTCGACCCGGTATGAGGCCGGGTCGAGGGTCTCACCGCCGATCTGCACGGACACGATGTCGTGCACGGGCCCGTCGAGCCGTACCTCGCACAGCTCGGTGCACGAGCAGTCCGTCTCGCAGCTGCACACGCGCGCGTTCCGCCACTTCCCGTCCCTGCCCAGGTACGGGATCCACGGGCCGGCGGTCCCCCACCGGACCGCGCCCGAGTAGTCGTCCAGGCAACTGCGGCGGCACGGCCGTACGGTCACCGGGCAGCTCGGTCCCCAGCGCCGCCCGGACGCCATCCACAAGATGCTCGTTGCGACGCGCCGCCACCTGGTGATCGTCTCCTCGCTGGTGTCCTCGGGTAGCAGGCAGCAGCTCGGGTCGAACGGCCAGAGCTCACACGGAGTTGGCTGGAGCATTCAGCGCCTCCCGAAGTCGGTGTGACACGGCGAGGCAGCCGCACACGCGGGTGCGGCTGCCTCCAGGCCCGAGGGCGCCACCCGCGGTCAGGGCGTGGCCGGCACGGGTACGGGCACGTAGTCGCACGACGGGACCGGCGGGGCCACGTCGGTGATGAAGATGCGCCGGTGGCAGGTCGGCCCGAGCGGCGTAAGCATCGGACTCGGCGCCCCGCCGGCGTTGCGGGTGACGTTGTACGGGCCCGCGCCCCAGTTGCCGCCCGCCCGGGTTGCGCCGGTCACCTGAAGCGTGACCGCTTCGCCGCCGATCTCCATGTCGCCCAGCAACCCGTTGGTGATCCACGGCAGCACGAAGTAGATCCACTGCCCGGTGGACCCCTCGTCGCAGTCCTCGCCCAGCACCTCGGCCCAGAGCTCAAGCGCGAAGCCCGTCTTGCACTGAAGGGAGCAGGTGTCGGTACCGATGACCTCGCCGGACGCGTCCAGGTACACCGGGTTGCCGGTGAGCAACTCGATCAGCTCGGGAGACACCGCGAAAAAGTTGATCTCGACGTCGAATCCGCGGAAGGTCGGGCAGCCGCGTCGGTATCCGCACACCTTGCCGTTCGCGGCCTTGTACTCGATGTCGTCGCCGTCATCCACGTTGTTGTTGAACGCGATCGAGCTGAAGCACTCGGCGACGAACGCGTTGTCGTTCCCCTGGACGGGGTTGCCGCATCGGTCGACGCGGGTCACGCGGAAAACGTCGGCCGTGGCGATCAGAGGACAGGACACGGGCCAGCTCCCTCATATTCAAAGGAGCCAGGCCCTAAACCATCCGGCGGTGAGTGAGTCTATCCGCCTGCGACCAGCGTCAAGGCGTCATCTTGTTGCAGGAGCCGAATCGTCGAGTCGCCCGGCTGCCGGGTGAGCGGCCGCCTCCGTACAGGTCATCTCGTGGCTGAGGTGGAAGGCATCACGTCATGACGTGGTCGTTGCCGCAGCCGATGCTCACCACCGCCGTGGACAGCCCTGCCCTGCCTGCCGGATGGGCAGCGGAGCCGAAGTGGGACGGCTACCGGGCCCAGCTCGCCGTACATACCGGCGGCCGCGTGCTGCTTCGTTCGAGGCAAGGCACCGACATGACGACCGCGTTCCCCGAGATCCGAGCCGCGTCCCTCGCGCAACTGCCGGCGGACACAGGCCTGGACGGCGAGCTGGTGGTGTGGGAGCAGGGCCGGCTCGCGTTCGAGCGGCTCCAGCAGCGCCTCGCGCGGCGTGGCAGCGGCTCAGCCCACGGGGCGCGGCAGTGGCCGGCGCACTACGTGGTCTTCGACCTGGTCCACGCGGACGGAACTGACCTGACCAGCTGGCCGTACGAGCGGCGACGCGCGGCGCTGGAGGCCCTGGTCGCCGAACGCCAGCTGGAACCGCCGTTGACGTTGTGCCCGTCGACGACCGATCCGGCCGTCGCGCAGGGGTGGCTGGAGTGGACGGCGGCTGGGCTGGAGGGTCTCTGCTTCAAGCGACTGAGTGACCCCTACACCGGGGGCGCCAGGGCTTGGCGCAAGTACAAGGTGCGCATCACCACCGAGGCCATCATCGGTGCCGTCACCGGCACGCTGGGGGCGCCCAGGGCGGCGCTGCTTGGCCGCTACGACACTGCGGGGCGCCTGCGGTACACCGGGCGCAGCACGACCCTGTCCGCGCATCTCGCGCGGGCCCTGGGCGACGTCCTAGTCCGGCCGGCGCACGTGCACCCGTGGGAGGGGTGGACGTTCTCGGCGGGCTGGGGAACACGGCGCATGCTGGACGTCGTCCTGGTGGAGCCCGCAGTGGTGCTGGAGGTTGCGGTCGACGTCGCCCGGGACGCTGCGGGACGGTTCCGCCACCCTGCCCGCCCGCACCGCATCCGCACGGACATCGACACGGCGCAGGTGCCGCGGTTCGGTGAGCCCGGGGCCGATTCCGCCGGGCCGTAACCCATGCGCTCAGGGAGCGTTGGGCAGGGCACGCGTGAAGATCCGAACCCCCGCGGATACGCGAGTGAGCCCCGGCCTCCCCGGTTCCGGGGCTCACGGCGTTCTCAGCGCCGTGGTATTCGAACACATCTTTGGCGCCGGTCGTGAGAACTAAGAACTGGCCGGACTGCGCTCAGCGAGCTCAACCCAGCCCGCGGCCAGCATCTGCCGCGCACCACTGCATCGGCTCAGACGAGATCGCCCGAGCCGGGCCATCGAGGAGCACACCCATCACACTTCCCGCACCGGCGGCGTAGGCCCGGTGCGGGGGCGCGTGCGCAGCCTTGAGGCTGTTACTCACTTTCGGGTGATAGCGAGGCAGGTTCCCCGGGTGGCGCGGACTGGCGACCGCGGGACGAGCGCCTTGCCCGCACTGAGCAGGCCGACCTGCCGGACCGTCAACATCGTGCATACGGGACATACATGGAGAATGCAACTGAGAGTTACTGAAACATGAGCAGCAAGTAACAGTGCTCATGTTTTGCCCTTCATTCCTGCCCGACGTGGACAAAGTGTGTGTGCGGCCAACCGGTCGCAACCCACACACCGCACCACCTCCGGGCGGCCGTCACGGCCGTTGACCGGGGGGTGCCCGCACCCTTCAGGGGGACTTCTTGTCCGCTTCCGCTCTCGTCACCGGTCGCCGTCTCGCCGCTGCCGTCCTCGCAGCCGGCGCTCTCATCTCGGTGGCCGCGCTGCCGGCGTCCGCCGACGACCACTCCCGCGCGCCGCGCCACCGCGTGGAGATCTCGGCCGTCCAGTACAACTCCCCCGGCCCGGACGACCGCTCCAACCGCTCACTGAACAGGGAGTGGGTGGAGGTCACCAACACCGCCCGACACGGGATCAACCTCGACGGCTGGACCCTCGAGGACGAGGACGGCCACACCTACACCTTCAACGACTACCGCCTGGCCGGCCGCGCCACCGTCCGCATCCACACCGGAGTCGGCCGCGACAACCGCACCGACCTCTACCAGGACCGCCGCAACTACGTGTGGGACAACCGCTCCGACACCGCCACCCTGCGCAACGACCACGGCCGCTTCATCGACAAGGTCTCCTGGGGCTACGACCGCGACCGCGGCGACCGGGACAACCGCGGGGACCGGGGCGACCGCGGCAACCGCGGGGACTGGGACGACCGCGGCAACCGCGGCGACAACCGCCGCTGACACCACAACCGGGTACAGGCGGCATGCCGCCCGCACCCGGTGACCAAACTGCGGCGCGTCCGGCCCCTTAGGCCTGGCGCGCCGTCGTCACGACGGCTGGCACGGCGCCCCGTCAGGTGTTCGGGCGGCCCGGGTCCCGGCCGCCGTCCCCGCGACCAGGCGACCGCCGAGTGCGGCGACTTCGGGTGGTTCTCCTGCTTCCGCGAGCGGCCCCTTGGACTTCATCGGGCGAGGGTGACCGTGACCGGCACGTTGGAGCAGCGGCTCAGGATGTCCGTCAGGGCGGCCGCTTCTGCCTCGTCGGCGGACAGGCGCCAGCGGAGTTTGTCGGCGATCCAGTCGGTGGCGTACTGGCAGCGGTAGCCCTCGGCCGGGGGCATCCATGTGGTCGGGTCCTGGTCTGCCTTCGACCGGTTCGACGCGGCCGACACCGCGATCAGTGCGCGGTCGTCGCCCAAGTCGTTGGCGTACGCCTCGCGTTCGGCGGCCGACCACCTGGAGGCGCCAGAGTCCCAGGCCTCTGCAAGCGGGACCAGGTGGTCAATGTCCAGCCCGGTCGGGCCCTGGATGTAGCGGTCGTCGTACGGCGAGTACCACCGGCCACCGGTCAGGGCGCAGCGCGGCCCCTGCTCGGGTGAGATGACGGCCTCCGCCTTGAGGACCTCGGCGCGGGTGCTGCAGCCGTCCCGGTCCGCGTCGACCCAGTGCTTGAACGCCGAGCGCTCGTAGCCGGTGCGGTCCTCGCCGGCCACCAGGATCTGCGTCAGGGCCTCGCGCACGGGCAGGGTGATGCTCTGGCCGGGATCGCGGTGCGGGACGTGGGCCGGGGCGGCGTGGGCGGCGGCGGGCAGCAGTACGGCCGCGAGGGCGGCGGCGGCCGTGAAGGTACGGGCGAAGAGCACGAGCGTGTCCTTCCGGAGATCACCGACTGGTCGGGATCTTCGTAGCTGCCCCGCACAGCGACCCGCCCGAAGACGGCAGCGCCTCTACCCGATCGAGGGGTAAGTGCGATGGTCGGCAAGGCGAAAGGGGTGCAGCGCATGGCGTGGGACATGGTGGTTGGTGACGCCGCTGGGCACATGCCGGCTGTCGGTGCCGCACACATCGGTCCGACCGTCTGCAACCATCCTGGGCCACGGCATATGCCAAAGAGCTGGCCGAGCCGCCAACCGCCGTGAGCTGCTGCTTAACTGGAGAGGTAGAGAGCCGAGCGCGCCACCGGGGGGCCAGTGGAGAGATACCCGCTCGAATCGCCATATCCGCGCACGATGACGACCTTGACGCGAGTTGCAGTACGTTTTACAGCAGAACTCGGAATTGGGGTCGGCCTTTCCATATTTTCACTATTTGCTTCGTCACCTATTCCGCCCGTAGCCACCGCCGTGGCAGGCACAATCTGCATCGCAAAGGGCCTAACCACAGTAGTCGACTACTATCTCCAGAAGTCGCTTAAAGCGGGGGTAGACGAACTGCTGTCCATTGGGTTTGACGCCCCGGAGTCGATGCCCTGGGACGTTGAGCCGCGGCTGCCACGGGAGAGCAGTCAGGCGCGGGCCCTTGCGATTGCAGCAGAAGAAATTGAGCGGGAAGAGTGGGAATTCGCTCAAGAAATGCTGATCGACGATTCCCCGGTTGATGCCACACCGGAAGAGATTGTTCCCGCTGCCGCTGAGACCGTACAGGGGTTGACCCACATGTTCCTTGCTCTCGGCCCACCGGGCCAAGCAGCAGGCGACCAGCCACACAACACTGCGGGGCCGCACGGCGGTGTCGATCTGGGGCCGGGGGGCTGAGATGGCGGATGAAATTCGAGCACCCGAAGAACTCGCCCTTTCCTATGCCAAGGAGTGGGCTCAGCTCCCTCCCGCCCATTTGCGTGTGGCACTGAAGCAACTAGAACCGATGATGGTGCGCCAGCATGAACTCATGGTCGCTCGCGATCGACGCCGCCACGTATTGGACATGATCGCGCTGTGCGGAGGAACGCTCATTTCCGTCTGCTCCGTTGCTGCCGCTTTTTACTTCGGACTAGAGAACGATTACGTGATGGCAGGCATCATGGTGAGCCCTAGCGTTCTCGCCATGGCAAAGCTCTTGGTGCTCCGCCAAAGCGATGCAAAGGATTCACGGGCCGCTGGCGCCGCGCTTAACGCGGCAACCCAACTACCGCCACCGCCGTAACGGCTGCGACGGAAAGGCAATTCGAGACTTCGGAGCACCGCCCAGTTTGACGTGGTCCCCCAGCCTCGGGCGTGCCCGGCCACAGGCTGATATGCGGCGCCACGGGCGTAGCGCTCCACCGTGGTCCCGGCCCGACGGGTTCCGAGGCTGTGGGGCGGCGTCAGCTGCCCTGCCCAGGCGTCGTCTTGCGGCGCGCCCCGCGCGCGGGCGTGCGCCGCGCCCGTCCGCTCGCCTCAGCTTCGACACCCTCATCAGGCACAGGCGCTTCGTCGGCTCGCTGCACAGCCTCGGGTGTCTCGTCGCGGCTGGCGGTGTCAGGGGGCGAACCGAGCGCGTCGGATGGACGGTACGGCTGATCGTCGACCAGTGCACCGGCCAGCAGGTGCTCCGGGACGTCGGCGAACTGGTCCTCTGGCACACAGAACTGGTCGTGAGAGCACGTGTTCACGCGGGCGTCCTGACTGACCGCCCACCGCGCGAACTCGGTCCGCAAGGCGGAGGCCGGCTTCACCTTGATCAGCATCACGTCGAGATCCTCACTGCCGCCGCCTCACAGCACGCCGTCTCGATCACGGACGTGCGCTCGGCCAGGACATAACGGTCGTTCAGGCGAGTGTCGATGGACTGCGCCTCGGTGGTCGGGTTGATGTCGAGCGGCCCCCGTCGCACCCGCACTGGGCCGGTCACGTACAACCACAGCTCGCCAGCGGGCGCTTGCGTGCAGGTTGCACCCCCCACGTTCGCGGCGTAACCGGCGCCGAAGACGACGCCGTTGCCCATCAGCGTCTGGGGGCAACCAGTGCTGGAGGTAGGAGCGGTGACGACGTTGCAGCAGCCGAGCAGGGCCGCCGCCCCCGCCGGCACGTGGAGAAGCCCCTTGCCTCCGTACTGCTCGGCGAGCCAGCCTTCCAGCACCGCGATGCCTTGGGCGACCTGGAGGGGGCCCGCCGCGGGGGTGAGGTCGTTGCTGGCGGCCATGGTGCACAGCGCGTTCACCATGAAGTGCTCCTCCAGAGCGCGCTGCTCGCCCATGCGGAGCGTTTCCGTGGCGTGGGCGACCGCCTCGTCCTGGGTCATGCCGAACGTGGAGCAGGTGGCGCCGGCGTACACGGTCACCGGGTCGAACTCGCACAGCCCGGGCCGGTCGAACGTCTTGCTCGCCGGGTTGGGGGTGGGGGGAGGCGGGCAGTCCCGCTGCCAGGTGTGCGCTGCGGTGCACGACAGCGGCACCATCTGCGTCCCGTTCAGCTCGTGCAGATCGTCGGCGTCGATGACGTCGACGCACCTGCCCAGGAGACCGAAAGGACTGGGAGTGCCGCGGATTGCGCTCACGGTCTTGGAGAGCCCTGCCATCTGCCTCACGTCCTCTCAGTGCGCCGGCAGCCCCGGCCGGGCAGAGGCCCGGGGCTGCGATCGGAGCGGCTTGGTCAGGCGGTCGGGCAGACGGGGGTCTTGCGCGGGCCGACGGAGCCGTCGGCGCACACCGGGATCGTGACGCGGCGCGCCTCGGGACCGCGGTAGATGAGCGCGTTGCACGACTCGAACCACAGCGCCGTGTGGTCGTTCGTTGCCATCAGGGTGCTGTCGTGGACGACGCCGAGGTTGACCTCGGGGCCACGGCCCATCTGGAAAGCGCCGGCCGGGTACAGCAGCACCTCGATGGTGTCCGGCCAGTCCGTGGCCGGCGTGACGGCACCGATCTGCGTGGGCACCGCGGGCGGGATGTTCTTCACCCAGTTCACGCGGACGCCGATCTCGGCGAACTTGTCCTCGATGCAGCGGGCGGGCAGGTCACAGATCTGCGAGCCGCTCCTGCGCGCGATGTCGGCGAGGAACATGTTCCTGGCCCACCACGGCATCGCCACTTCCAGGTTAATGCGGTCGCACAGGTGCCACCGCTCGACCATGTCGGCGACCTGGAGGGCGAGCGCGCCGTACACGGCGGTGAAGCTGGCGAAGCTCGGCGCGGTGGTGACGGGGGTGGCCTTCGCGCGGGCCTGCGCGTACATGGCGCCCTTGAGGCGCATCTCGTAGGCGACCATCGCGCGCCGGATGTAGAAGGTGTTCAGCTCCGGGAAGAACCGCTGGCTGAGGATGCCGGACTGCACGCAGACGCCGTACGCGGTGCAGCGCACCTCGACCGGGTCGACGCACGGGATCTTGAAGCAGGGCTTCGTCGGGTCTCCGTCGACGGCGCTGATGTCGTCGGCCTCGGTCCACTCCCACGACATCGCGTTGATGTCGAGCTCCGGCGTCATGTAGTAGCGCAGCCCGCCCCGGGACAGGGACACCTCCGGGAGGTCCCACAGGTTGTCCGGGCACGAGTACTCGACGAAGTCGTAGATCGTTTCGCTGGGCGCACACCATCCGCCGCTCGCGACGAGGTCACCGCCCTTGAGGCGCCGCTGGTCGGAGGCGGTGAGCACCGTCATGGTGCCTTCCTCGACCGAGCCGGCGTCGTTGACGATGAGGTCCTTCGCGAACGGCAGCTGGTAGCTGGCCGCGAGGGCCTTCCCGCCGTTCGCGACGAGGCCGGCGACGCGCGTCACGGACTCGGTGAGCCCGTCCATGTCGAGGGTGGAGCCGAGCGTCGACCCGGGCACCTCCGCCGACGCGGTGATCGTGATACCGGTGCCGCCGTTGCGGGGAACGATCTGCCGCGGCGCGTGCTGCCGCACCAGGCCGAGGGACAGCCGCGGCTTCGGCACCACGACACCCGCCGAGGCCGTGACCGGCTCCTCGCCGCCCGGCTCGGCGGCGGGGTCCTCATCGCCGGCCGGGGGCTCCACGGTGGTGTCGGTGTCGGCGGCGAGCTGCTGCGGCGCGGCGGGGGCGTGGTCGTCGAGGCCGATCTCCGCCGCGAGCGTGTCGAGTTCGGCGAGGGCGTCCTGCACCTGCGACAGCCGCGCCGTCCGCTCGGCCTCCATCGCCTTGATGCCGGCCGCGAGGGCGCGCACGGCGGGCATGGACTCCAGGTCCAGGTCGGGGTTGGTGCGCATCGCCTGGAACGCCTCGCGCGCCGCCGCGATCTGCGTGTCCAGGTCCTCGGCGGACAGGGTGGCGATGTCGTCCGGCAGCTCGTACGGCTGGTCGGCCATGAGTGACTCCTGTGTGATTCGCAGGAGCCAGGCCCTAAACCATCCGGCTGAAAGGGCATATTAGCTGCCCACACGGCCGGGCCGGGCCCTTGTGCAGGGCGAACGGCCTGGCCGCGCGGGCAGGGTCAGGCGGTGTCGTCGTCCGCGGGCGCGGCTTCGGTCGCTTCGGTCGCTTTCACCGGCTCGCCGTCGGGGGCGGGTTCGGCTGGCTCGGGCGCCGGGTCCGGGTTGGGGTCGATCACGCTGCCCGGGTAGTTCCCGTTTACCGTGCGGGCCTTCGCCACGTCGTGGGTCTGGAACACGACCGCGCCGTCACCTCCGTTGAGGATCACCCGGTACAGCGTGGCCGGGACCCGGCCGCCGGACGCGCTAACGGTCGTCTTGTTCTTCGAGCAGCCGCACATCAGCTGGCCCCCACCTCACGGACCTCGCGGCCCGCGACCTTGTTGGCGACGGCCTGCGCGGTCGCCTTGTACGGGGTCGGCCCGAAGACGCGCCGCCCGCCCTCGACGACCTCGTACTGTGCGGTCTTCGCGCCGGTCGTCTGGCGCTTGCTTCCGCAGTTGCATCCCATGGTCAGTTCCCTCCGGTGGTGGCGGTGGTGGGCTCGTCGAGGAGAGTGGCGAGCTGCTCGGCTTCGGCGCGGGCGGCGGCCCGCTCGCTGAGGCGCCGCTCGAGGGCGGCCGCAAGCCCGTCGAGAGCGTCGGGGTCGGCGAGCACCGTGGCGAGCGCGCCCACGTCGGTGGCCGGCGACTCGACTGTCCGCTCGTGCACCGGCTCGGGGCCGGTGTCGGCCGTAGCGGGTTCCTCGAGGGCCGCCGCGGCGGCGGTGATCGCGATGTTCGACCGGTCGATGACGGCGGCGACCTGCTCCAGGCCCGGCTGCTGCGCCGACGCGGCGAGCCGCGACGGATGCCCGGGACTCGGCACGGACAGGACGGCCTTCAACTGCCAGCTGCCGTCCCGGGCCTGCGTCATGTGGTAGCTGGGCTGGCAGGCCCGGTACACGAGGCTGTCCCACGCCGACAGCCACTCGCCGGCCGCCCCGGAAAACCACATGCCGCGCTCGTTGATGCCGACCGTGACCACGGCGCCAACGGTGCGGGAGTCGTCGAACTGGCAGACGTCAGTCTCGCACTCGAAGCCGTCGCGGTGGTGGCCGACGTTCATCGTCATCGGGCCGACCGCGACGGTGCTGCCGTCGTCGAGCTGGAGCTTCGTCCGCAGGAAGTACGAGGTGTCGATGCCGCGCTTGGCGAGCTTCTCGATGGTGACCTTCCGGCCGTGCAGCTCGTGCGGCACACCGGCCTGCGCGACCCAGCCGTAGGCGCGGCCGTCGACGACGTGGACGCCGCCGCTGTCCGGGGGGAGTTCCTCCTCGGTGGGCTCCCGGAACCAGGCGGCGGGGAACGGCTCGCGGGCCTGGACGACGCGCAGCGCCGACGCGACGAGTTGCGCGCCGTGCTGCTCGTAGCGGGCGTCGAGGGCTTCGACGGCGGCGCGCTGTTCGTCGGTCAGTTCGCTGCTGGCCGCGATGTCGCCTTCGGGGAGGGTGGACGCGCCGACGTACTGGCCGCGCGCGATCCGCACGATCCGCCCCGCTTCCAGGGCGCGCGCGAAGTGCGAGTGCACCGCGGCCGGGTCTAGGCCGAGCGCTTCGGACACCTCCCGCGCGGTGACCGGGGTCGGGCTGGAGCACACGTACGCCACGACCTGGTCGTGCTCGTCCCCCGAGGCGGCGGCCACGGCGGGCGCGGACGCCATCTGCTCGGGCGGGTCGAGGACGATGCGGGCGTCCGCGAACGCGGGGATGCTGACGAGGGTCGCGCCCCGCACCCGCGCGTCGGTGATCCGCAGCAGGTAGTCGCCGGCGGTCTCCTCGTGGACGACGACACCGTCCTCGGGGTCGGGGTCGTCCGCGGCGGCGGTGAGCTGCGCGCCGAACACCTGCCGGGCGGTGGCGCGGGAGATCGCACCCCCGCTGCTGGTGAACACGCTGATGGTGCGCGTGGAGTGGGTGAGCTCCACCCCGGACGCGGTCACCTCGGGCCGGGTCTGGGCGGTGATCTGCCAGGCGCCGTCGTCGAGGCGGATGATGCTCGCCGACGCGAACGACGCCGCCAGCATCAGCGGCTCGTCCTCGTCGTCGCCGTCGGTGGCGGTGTTGTCGACGACTTGGATACTCACGTCGTCCAGGTCGACGCTCACGCCGAGCGCGGCGGGCGGCTGCTGGTCGAGGAGCGAGCACACCTCCCACCCGGCCTCCGTCGTCGGGTACATGGGGCCGCGGCCGGTGAGGCGGTCGCCGTCCCGGCCGAGTTCGGCTATCGCGCCGGCGAGCCGGGCGCCTTCGTGGGCTTGCCCCAGCCGGTCGGCGTAGTTGAGGGGCCACGGGCCGGTGTCCCAGCGCAGCGCGCCCTCCGCGAAGATCCTGCCGTCTCCGGTGCGGCGGCCTTCGTAGGCGAGCGCGCTGTCGTCGGGGGTGGTCCAGGTGCGTACGGGCGGCGGCGCCGGTTCGACCGCCTCGGCCTGAATGCTGTCTGCCATCGGTTCCTCCTGGGCGAGGGCGAGCGGGATGTCGACGTGCTCGCCGGCGAACGCGACCCGCAGCCGGTCGAAGCGGATCGGCCCGACCCGGTCGATCAGGTCCGCGAACCGGTCGGTGTCCGCGCTGTAGATCGCGGTGACGTGCGGGTGCCACGACGAGTGCTGGTCGGGGATCTCCGGGAGCGGCTCCAGCGCGTCGAACACGGCGTAGGCGGCCGCGTACCGCATGTCCTGCAAGGTGAGGGCGTCCGGGTCGCGGTTGTCGCGGTCGTCGCCGACGGACCACACCCACACGGGTTCGTCGCCGTGCGGGTTCCAGTGGGCGGCGCCGAAGACGTGCGCGGCGATCGGCGCGGTCTGCGCGTAGTCCGTCACCGACTCGGCGAGCGACACCCGCTGCTCGCTGGACCAGTCGTCGGCGTCGCCGAGGAACATCAGCGTGCAGTGGAGTTCGTCGGCGAGTTCCCCGTCTTCGAGGGCCAGGCGCTGCGCGTCCTCTTCGGCGGGGATGAGCGCGATCATCGCGCCGGTGTGGGTGGTGGCCGCCGCGGTCAAGGTGGGGGCGGGGCGGCGGTCGGCGGGCCCGACCAGCAGGCTCGCGGGCAGGCCCATGCGGTCTCCGATCTGCCTGCGCACCCTGTCGGCCTTCGATTCGGAGACGCTGGGGCGCGGGCGGTCCTTCACTCCTACGGATGCGGTGCGCTGCTCGGGTGCCAATCGAAGGACGCACCGGCAGTTGACGGTGAGCGCGGCCGGGGCGAGGGGGTCGCCGGGGTAGCGCATCGGGAGGCCGCCGACGGTGAACGCCTCGTCGACCAGGCGCAGCGCCCCGTCGACGTCGTTGTGGGCGTGCCGCACCCGCGCGTCGTGCCGGGTCACCCACTGCTTCACCAGCGGCCGGTCAGGGGCGGTCAGCGCCTGCCCTGCGGCGAGGGTGGCGGCGTTCCAGGCGCGAGTGGCTTCGGTGCGGGCGATGCGTTCCTCCCGCATCTCCCCCAGCTCGGCTCCCTCGCGGGAGAACGCTTCACGCAGCCGCGCCCGCAGCGCGGGTATGTCCTCGCCGGCGTCGAGGCCGGCCGCCAGTTCGGCGACCGCCGCGGCGGTGAGCCGGTCCCCGACGGCGCGGAGCAGGTGCTCGGTGTCGGTGACGTACGAGCCGAGCGACGCCGGTAGCTCGTCGCCCTGGTCGTGCCGCTCGGGGAGGTCGGTCCAGCCGTCGGGGAGGGTCTGCCCGCTGTCGGTGGCGGCCTGCTGGGCTGCTTGCTCGGCGACGCCGAGGAGGCGCCGCACGAGGCGCGGCATCCGGGCACGCCACATGCGGCCGATCGCGGACAGGGAGAACCGGGCGGCGACGATCTCCATGGCCGTGGCGAGTTCCCTGCTGATCTCGGCGGCGACCTCGTCGAGGACCTGGCGGACTTCGTCGGCTACGTCCTGCTCGGCCTGGTCGAGGCGGGCCGCAAGGTCAGGCCGGGCCATCGGGCACCTCCCGCCGCGGGTTGGGGCACGGGTCCGGGAGCGGGATCACGGTGACGGTGGCCTTCCCCCGGTACGAGATGTGGTCACTGCCGTCCATGTGCACGGTGACGTCGCTGATGCGGGTCGCGGGCAGCACCCGCACGCCCTGGCAGTCCGGGCACAGGTCGACGTGGTCGACGCGTTCAGCCACGGCGGTCCTCCTGGTCGTCGGGGTCGTCGTGAACCTCGCACACGCTGACCTTGCTGATGCGGGTGACGCCGGTCGGGAACAGGCCGAGCACGTCCACCGAGACGCCTGTGTTGGCCTTGCAGCGGCCGCACCAGGCCGGGCGGCCCGGGCCGGCGACGACGGTCACGTTGACGCGCAGGCCGGCGCTCACGCGGCGAGCCCCAGGCACTTGGAGAACCGCAGCACGGCCTCGGTCTCGTCGTACTGGTGGGACTTGCGGGCGGCGATCAAGGCCCGCGTGTAGTCGTCGAGGGCGAGCACGAGGCAGGGGCCGTCGACGCCGTACCGCTCGGCGACCTCGGGGACGCGCACCCACACCCCATCGAGCAGGTGGTAGACGTCGATCATGTCCGGGTCGACCGGGTACACCGTGTGGAGCTCCCCGGCCTTGATCTCGCGGGCCCGGCCGCGTTCGCTGCGCGGGCACGGCGGCTTGTTCCGCAGCCGCTCCCCGGCGGTGACGAGGGCGGCCCAGATCAGGGCGTCAGCGGCGGCCAGGAGGCCGTCGGGGATGCGGGGGCCGGACGAGGCGGGCAGCGTGTCCGGGATGCTGGTGGTCTCGTCTACGGGCAGGTCGCTCACGTTGTCCTCGTTCTCCTCACCGGGGGGCGTGTCTTGCGCGTCGTCGTCGGCCGCCTGCTTGCGGCGGGCCTGCTCCTCCTGGGGGGTGGGGGCGTCGGCCTCGTCGAAGCCGGTCTCGCGGCGGGCGGCTTCGGCACTGATGAGGCCGGCCTGGAACGCCTCCAGCGCAGTCTGGGCGCGGTTGGCCTGCACGCGGAGCTTGCTGGTGTCGAACCAGACGATCCACTCGTTGGCGTCGTCGACGCCCTGCGCGCGGAGCATGGGGCGCAGCCACTGTGTGGTGAGGGCGTGGCACACGATCCGCAGCCGCGGTTCGACGCCGAGGCGGATCGCTTCGGCGGTGAGCGCCCACGCCCCCCAGTGGTTGACGTCGCCGAGGCCGAGGAGGATCTCCGCGGGGACTTCGAGGCCGTTGGCGAACCGGCGGATCGTCTCGTCGCGCAGCTGGATCGCCAGCTCGTCGAATGTCGACTCGAACGTCTGCCACCGGATGTCGCTGATCGACTCGGCGGGCACTTCCAGGATGATCGGGACGGTCGCGGCGGCCGAGTCGGGTTCGCGGATCGCGGTCGCGGCGACTTCCAGGAAGATCTGGATCAGGTCGTCCTCGGCGTCACCGGCCTGCCCGGGCTGAGTGGGGAAGCGGGTGCCCTTGGGGACGAGGAGGACACCGCGGCCGGTGATCCGGGACCGGGCGATCGCCGATATCGCCGCGTTCAGCAACTGCAACTGCTCCAGCAACTGGAGGCTGGCGCGCACGGGCGAGTCGGCTTCGATGTGCCGCCAGGGGGCGGGCTTCCACACGCGGATCGCGATGGGGTCGGTGGAGTCGGGGTCCATCGCCTCGTCGAGGGCGGGGATCTCGAGTTCTTCGCCGTCGACCTCCGCGACCAGGCTGCCGCCCTGTTCCTCGCGGACCTCCAGCGTGGACAGGACGTGCCACGAGTACGAGGTGTTCTCCCCGTCCGTGGCGTCGTCCTCGTCCTCGCTGAGGTCGTCGTCTTCGTCGCGGGGACGGATGACGATCCATCCCTCGCCGGCGGTCACGAGCTGCGGCCCGAAGTCGCCGAGGAGGTTCGACTGGCCGTCGGTGCCGCCTGCGATCTCGCGGACGATCTGCGTGGCCAGGTGCTCGTCGGGGGCGCGTTCCACGGTGTCGTCGTCGGTGCGGCGCCCCGCGTACAGGGTGGCGCCGGACATGGCGTTGCCGACCCACTCGCCGGCGAACCGCACCTCCGGGGTGTCACGGAACGCTTCCCAGGCGCCCGCCTGCCACTTCTCGTCGGGCTTGCGTCGGCGGCTGTTCGCCGAGGACGTCTTGACGCTGTACCGCGCGGCTGCCGCGCTCACCTCGCGGGGCATGGTCAGTGGCCCAGCGAGTCGTCGAACCGGTTGGCGAGGGCCTGCGCGCCGGCGACGGCGAACCACTCGATGCCGTGCACGAGCCAGGGCGCGTCACCCCAGCTGTCGGTGGCGAGGAGGTAGACGAGGAGCGTCAGGCCGGACAGCCAGAACCCGAAGCAGTAGATGCACGACACGAGCTGCACGATGAAGCCGCGCGCCCGGCTGTCGACCTTCTTCGCGTGCCAGAGGCCGAGGCGCTGCCGCGGGCCGTCGAGGATCGTGTCATGGACACCAAGTTGTGTCGCTCGGTACGCGGCGAAGCCGAGCAGTGCGAGCACGGGCAGAGAGATCACGGCCGCCTCCGGTGAAGATCCCCAGGTCAAGGACGGCGGCCATGGTACTTCGCACGAACTGCTGCGAAGTGCCGCGAAGTGCACGACAGCTCGGGAGGTCGTGCGGTCCCTGAGGGCGTCGGAGTACGACGGCTTGACCTCCATGTAGGTGCAGAAGTTCTCCGCACCCGGTGCAACCTCTGGGCCGAGGCCGCCGCTGGGACATGGAGGCGTTGTTCTTCGGGGACGTCCGCGACCAGATGGAGATGGTCGACCTGGACCTCGACGACTTCGAGAAGGTCTTCGCGGAGCTGGCCGAGATACCGGTGCACAGCGTGTTCCACGACCCGGCGGGGGTGCGCGGCTAGAACAGGGGCAGCGTGCCGAGCCCGCCATCATCAACACCCGCGACGAGCCGCACACCCTCCTGTCGGAGGCTGCTGGCCAGCGCCTTCTCGTTGTCCTCGAACTCAAGCTGATCTGCGGAAACGGGCAGGTCGACAATGTCGAGGGAGCCCGGGCACGACACGAGCGCGGTCCCGTACAGGCTCACGCGCTTCGGCGGGTCGTGGCGGGCCAGACGGCCCTTGCTGAGGCGTCCGGCGACCGGGCCGGCCGCGATGTGGCGGCCGCAGTCCTTGCACTCGATGCGCGGCAGTTTCACGCGGTCCAGTGTGCCCGCCGCGCAGGTCAGCGGGGGGCCTCGAAGTACTGGGAGGCCACCAGCGGCCAGCGAGGGAGCCCAGGACCCTTGTCCGGCAAGGCCAGGCAGTGCACTACGAGCCGGGTAGCCACTGATGTCGGAGGCCGCAGATAGGGTCTCCATTCGTGGGGGCGTTCAGTTCGGCTGCCGCGCTTTGTCCACAGGCCCGTCATTTAGATCACGGAAAGGCGATATACATGGGGCGCCCGGACGCAAGGGTGAAGGCAGCCATGATCGGACACTAATTCGCGATCAAGGGGTTTCATTAGCCCACCACCCAGGTAGGGTCTCGAAACCCCCAGAGAACACCCGTACGACAAGTCACTGCTTTGTATCTGGCCGTATGGGTATTCCTCTGGGGCATGACGCCCTGGTCGCCCTTCACGGGCAGTGCGGGGTGGGCCGCTTGGCCGAGCAGCCCACCCCTTGTTGATCTATCCACCTGTGCAGAGGAGAGATCTGGTGGAAGAACGTACCACCGAGGAACAGGAGTGCCCCGACAAGGGGTGTCCTAACCGGAATCCTCAGCCGATCGGCTGGCGGACTCGAATGGTGAACCGAGCGCGAACACACGGCCCTCTCGCCGTGATCATTTCGCAGGTGATCTATTACGGGCTGCGAGTGGCTGAGGAAGTGGCGAAGATCGTGAGCCACGGCGGATTCGGCGGAATCACGTAGAACCACGATCAGCCGGATTCCCCGCTTCGGCGGGGGCCGGCCTCGACGGGACCTCGGTGGGGCATGTCGCCCTGCCAGGTCTCGTCGACGCGTTGCGTCGGCTCGTGGGCGCTGCGCCGCGCTACTGCGAGGCCGGGCTGTGGCCACTGGTACAGGGCGATCCGCGTGGCGGTGTCGCCGCGCAGGTCGACCTCCACCTGGTAGCGCACTGTGCCATCCGCCCAGTCCTGGCGTGCGATCACGGAAGCGTGACGCCACTGCCCGCCGGACATCACCCGCAGCGCCGGCCGGTCGGTGCGGGGCCACGTCCACACCGTCGGCCGGGGCCCGTCCTGGGGTCGCCAGGGGCGGGCGGGTTCGGCGTCGGGGATGCTGCTCACACCCCCGATGTTGCCTCACTGGCCCGGGGGGCGCGCGGGCAGGTCAGCGGATGCGCTGGGAGTACGGGGAAGCCGGCCGGTTGCCGGTGGGCTGGGGGGCCGTCGGCAGGGGTGCGTGGGCGATCGCCCCGGCGTTGGCTTCGGGGATCAGGCCGTACACGAGGACGCAGGAGGCGTCGATGCGGCCGGGGCTGTCGGGGTCGGTGGGCTGCCAGGTCGCCCACTCGCGCTCCAGGTCGGGGAACACCCCCCGCAGCCGGACCTTGTCCTGCACCATCTGCTGCGCGATCGGCTCCGCGCGCAGCAGCTTGCCCTGCTTGGCGCGCACGGGGTGGATCGCGGGCATGAGGACGTTCTTCGGGATCTCCCCGTCCCGCTGGAGCGTCTCCCACGACGTGCGGATGGCCAGCACACACATGTCGCGGCCGAAGTTCCACTCCACGTAGATGATCGACGCGTTCGTGCGGTGGGCGAGGCGGCACGCGGCGGTGGACCACTCGGCCGAGGACATCGGCGCGGAGACGTCGTCGGTGACCCACACGCGGCCGTCGTCGCCGAGGAACCCGCCGATGACGCCCGCGGTGTCCCGGCCGCCGCCCGAGGGGTCGATGCTGACGGCGATCTTCTGCGGCTCCACCGGTGTGCCGGTGTCGCGGAGCAGGCGCAGCAGTTCCTCGGACACGAGCGCTCCCTCTGCGGGCTGGGGGTCGCCCTGGTACAGGGCGTGCCAGTCCCGGACGATCGACGTGGTCTTCTTCTGCGCCCACCAGGCGCGCAGCCGCGCCGTGTCGCGGGTGGGGATCTTCGGGTGCGGCAGGGGCTCGCCGGGCTCCCGGCCGAGCGGGTCGGGCCCGAACTTGGGGTCGGCGACCGCGGGGAGGTGGATTACCTTCCACCGGCCGCCTTCCTCGATCCGCCCCTCTTCCTCGAGGCGCCGGCCGGCGAAGTCGTCCGGGTGCCATCGGGTCTGGATCGCGACGACAGCGCTGCGGTCGGGCTGGAGGCGGGACAGGGCGGCCGAGGAGTACCAGTCGTGCAGGGCACGCCGTGCGGCTTCCGACTCGGCGTCCGCGCGGTCCTTGTGCGGGTCGTCGATGATCAGCAGGTTCACGTCGAAACCCGTGAGACCCTTCCCCACCGACACGGACCGGCAGCCGCCGCCCTTCGTGACCTCCCAGTCCTGCATCGCACCGGAGCCCGGCTTCAGACGCAGGTCCCACTCGTCGCCGAACTCTTCGACGTAGCCGCGGATCCTCTTGCCCCGGCGCAGCGCCAGGTCGTCGCCGTACGACGTGACGGCGACCTTGTCCCGGCCGAACATGCACAGCCACCAGAACGGAAACCACTCCGCGACGCACGTGGACTTCCCGACCTGGGGCGGGGTCAGGATCAGCAGCCGGTCGACGTCGCCCTGGGCGACCTCGGCGAGCGCCTGGCCGATCAGCTTGAGGTGCGGCCGCATCCGGAACCGGCGGTCGAGGCCGCGGGCGAGCGTCACCGGGTCGCGCAGCAGGTCCGCGCTCATCGCCCGGCGCGCGGCCTCCAGCTGCCGGTACACCTCCTCGTCGTCCAGGTGCTCCAGCTCGTCCACGGCCGTCGTCACAGCGCTACGCCTCCTCGTCGTCGTCGGGGTCGTCTTCGTCGTCGCCGCCCTCGACCGCGCGGATCCTCTGGTTCACCGACGCGGCCAGCTCCCCGAGCCGGGCACGCCGCTGCTCCGGGGCCATCTGCGCGAACTCCTCGAAGTGCTTCGCCAACGCGGTCGAGCCTTCGCCGGTGACGGCGATCGTCTGCGTGGGGTCGCCGAAAAGGACGCGCCGGTGCCGCATCGCGACGTCCATCAGCCGGATGAAGTCGCCGGGCGACAGTTCCTCGGGGCGGAGCGTCTGGAGCCGGCCGACGAGCTTGCCGACCGCCGCGCCGAGGATCTTCGCGTCGTTCTCGGCGGCCTTGCGGCGCTCCTCCAGCCACATGGCCTCGTACTGGCGGTCCAGGTGCCGGTCGTACGCCTCGACGCGCTCCCGCCACCGGAACCAGGCCGCCAGGTTCCTCACGTGCCCGTACGCGAGTGTCAGCCTCTGCGCTGCTTCTGTCAGGGTGCGGGTGCGGCCGAGGTCCCGGTAGGTGGCGAACTGACCGTGTTTGTGGGCTGACTCCCCGGGCTGGCGTTCCCAGGGGTCCAGGGTGGGGTCGAGGGTGATGGGCTGGCGTGTGCTCATGTGGCCCGTGCCTCCCTGTTCACGGTGCGGTCGTACCGGTAGTGCCACAGGGGTCCGTCGTCGCCTGGGTTCAGGGCGCGGACGTACATGAGTCGGTCGCCGTCGGGGTTGCGGAGTTCGTAGGTGTGGGGCGGGTTCCAGGGGTCGCCGGGGATGGCGAGGAGCCGGCCGTCGGCTGGGCCGCCTACGAACTGGACGCCGACGCCGCTCATGCCGGGTCGCTCGGGGTGTGGTTGGGTCCGGACAGGTACTCACCCGCCAGGCGTTCGAGGAGCTTCCAGCCCTGCCCCTGCTCGATCTCGCCGCGTCCCTCTGCTGCGGCTATCGCCTTGTTCAGGGTGACGGCGGCCGGGGCGGGGAGTGTGCGGGCTCCGAGGACGGTCTCCAGGCCGACGTTCCCCGAGTGGAGGTGGGTGCCGTCGGGGGCGGTGTAGCCGTCGGCGAGTTCGTCGAGGTGGCGTTCGACGATCGCGAGGATGGCGTGGAGTGCGGTGGCGACGTTGCCGACCTTGTGGGCGGCGTGGGTGGACGCGAGCGTGTCCAGGGTCCGCTCGTAGTCGGCGCGTGCGGCCAGCCAGGACTCGTTCTGGCCGACGCGGGCCTGGTCGAACGCTTCGCGGGCGGCTTCGAGCTCGGACGGCAGGAAGATCAGGGACACGGTGGCGAAGTCGAGGTTCGCTTCCGAGAGGCCCTCGGGGCTGACTTCGGCGAGGAGCTGGAGCTGTGCGTCGTCCAGGCCCGAGTAGGCGCGCCAGTCGACGTCGTCGAGTTCGTCGTAGAGCTGCTTGAGGGTGGCGGGGTCGTCCTCGCCTGCGATGGCGTTGTGGGACAGCTGGATCGCGACGAGCTGCTGCCGGGTGAGCTGCTCCTCGATGAGCATGCAGTCGATCTCGGTGAGGCCGGCTTCCGCTGCGGCCTTGGTGCGGTGGTTCCCGGACAGGATCAGCTCCTGGCCCTCCGCGTACTCGCCGCCGTTGTAGATCAGCGGGGTGGAGGTGAGGCAGCCGTCGCGGCGGATGTTCTCGACGAGGCGGTCCCACTCCTCCTTCCGCATGAAGCGGGCGTTCACCTCAAGGGGGGTGAGGGTGCGCGGGTCGCGGCGGACGAGGCGGGGCCGGAACAGCGGGGTGGTGGTGTCGGTCGTCATCGCAGGTCCTTGCCGTGCTTGGTCTTCCACAGGGACAGGGCGTCGTCCAAGTCGTAGGCGCCGAGGGGGCCGCCGTACTGGAGCTGGTAGCGGTGGATCCCGTCGCCGGGGTCCTTGCTGCTGGCTTCGGTGCGTTTCTGGAGCTTCACGCCAGGGATGCCGCGCCCGTACTTCGCGCTGTTGGGTCGGTCGGTGAACGCGGTGGTGGCCCAGCCGTCGATGCGCTTGGAGAGGCTGCGCTGGATGAGGACCTGCGCCTCCTTCGTGGAAGCGGCCATCACGATGAGCTTGGCGAGGCGCCGGTAGCGGGTCCACGACACGGGGAAGTCCGACATGAGGTAGGCGGTGTTGGGGTCGAACTTCGGCGGCAGGTACGCGAACGCGCCGATCAGCTTGCCGTCGACGGCGACGCCGCACGCGATGAGCGGGCTGCCGGGCTTGATCGACTTGGACATGAACTGGGAGCGGATGCCCGCGAACTGGCCGCCGGTGAGGACGTGGAGGCTCATGCGGTCGCCGAGCGGCTCGTCGGGGCCGATCTTCGGCATAGGGATCGCCTCGACGGGCTGGCGGGGGCGGACGATGCGGCGGGGCCCGGCGGCGGCGTACACGTAGATCGGCAGGCCGCGGTTCGCGGTCTGGACGACGCCGGCGAGGCGGTCGCGCAGCTCGGGGCGTTCGATGTGCAGGCCGAGGACCCAGTTGGGCCGGTCCTGGACCTGCTCGATGATGCGTTCCTTGCCGTCCTCGGTGAGGTCGTCGAACGACGGCTCGGGCCAGTGGAACGCGGCGTCGATGGACGCGAACTGCGCCTGGTAATCCTTCGCGTAGAACGGGGGGAACATCACCACCGGGGCGTCGGGGGGCACCTCCTGGTCGAGGTAGTCGCGGACGTCGCCGGCGTAGAACGAGCCCAGCTTGGTTTCCAGGGCGCGGAGCTTGGTGGCGGTCTTCTCGTGCATCCGCGCCCATTGGTCGCGGGTGGCGTCCATCATCCGCCGGTAGTAGGCGCCGTCCTTACCGACGTACTGGAGGAAGCGGGTGCCCAGCATCAGCGTCGCCATGAGGTCGGCGCGGTCTTCCAGGTACGGGTGGAGCCAGCCGAGGGTGTCCTCGTACTCCTCGCGGAGGGTGAAGTTGAGCGGGTCGCCGGCGAGGTACCAGCCGAGAGCGCACGAGTACGCCTGGATGTCGTTGCCGTGGACGCGCCGCTGGTCGCCGAACCGGGCGTGGAGGACGCGTTCGATGGTGAAGTTGCCCGAGCATCCGACGTAGATGTCGTCGCCGGGCCAGGTCCCGGCGTGCTCGTAGATGATCGACCGCAGGGGCGCGGGTATCGATCCGTGGAACATGGGCCGCTCCAATGAAGTCCGTGGCGCAGGCCCGGGGTGCAACCTGCGGGTTTGGCCCATTGTGAGTGGTCTTGGGGGGTGCGAAGGGCCCCTCACCGGGGGCGTGGCGAGGGGCCCTGCATCGTGGAGCGCCGGCCAGGGCTTGCACCTGGATCGCCCGACTGGAAGTCGGGCCGTGTTACTTACTACGCACCAGCGCGGGGTGGCCGTGAAGCGATCGGCCGCTTCGGACGTTAGAGGCCGAGCCCATGGGGGATCAAGAACGAAACAATGGCCGGGTTAAGCGTGCTGCGGCGGACGCTTGCTTTACTTACGTGATCGCTGCCGTCGCAGCATCAAGGAAGCGATCCCGGTGGCCAATGTCAGGATGAACGCGCCGCTCGTTACAACCAGCAACCAGACAGGCGTACCCGCCCCGGCAGCGACCCCTAGGCCAGTGGTGCAGGTGGCACTGAAGACGGCCAAAGACCGCGGGCTGAGGGACACAATCCAAACTGGGGTTACCGGTGCCTCGGTGTCGTCACGGGCCTCGGCTGCGGCTTTGGCCGCGGCCATGATCTTGGTGGTGGCCCGCGCGCCGCGCAAGGACAGCCCGATGGCGAACTTCATGCCGTCGATCCAGCGCAGCAGTCTCCCGCGCTTTGGCCCCTTGAGCATCGGCCACAGCTCCGCTCGCCACGACTGGTACAGCTCGGAGCGGTAGGCCTTGGGCACCTGGATGCGGGCGAGCTGGAGCACGACGAACGGGATGCGCAGCGGCACCTTACGCAGGAGCGCCATCGTCGTCTCGTAGATGACCGCGGCGACGATCGCGCAGATCATCGCGACCGTCCACCCGTTGACGTCGTGGCCGATGAAGGTGCCGCCGTGGACTTCGACGCCGGGCGCGGCGGCCGCGGGCAGGAGGGAAATGGTCACCGGGCTCACCGCCCCATCAGGGCGGAGGCGAGCGCACCGTTGACGACTACGAGGAAGCTGCCAGCGATGCAGCCCGGGGTCACGCGCCAGGTGGGCTGCCAGCCGGGGCGCCAGGCGGGCGACTTCGCCGGGGGGCGGACGGCGTTGCTGTAGTCGACGAGCGCGGCGTGTGCCGCGACGGCGCCCTTGCCGGTCATCTGGAAGTAGCGGCGGGCGGGCCGCCGTTCGGCCTTGGCGACCTCGGGATCCTCGGACTCCTGCGTGATCCAGTCTTCCGCCTCCATGCGGGCGAGCGCCGGGTACAGGGAGCCGCTGCCGATGCCGGCGGCCTTCATGATCTCCGTGGCGAACAACTTCGCTTCGGGATCTTCTAGGAACGTCTGGATGATCCGCACCATCGCGGGTGTCAGATGCTTTTGGTCCATACAGCGAGGCTACACCTTCTTTCTGTCCGATAGAAGCAGTCCTATCGGACCGAAAGGAGCGCAGCCCAGTGGCCGTTTCGGGCTGGGAGCAGGGAGGGTCGGGGCCACCTCAGCCTTGCCAGCAGGCGACGGCCGCGACGCGCGGGGACCGTTCGGCCTCCGCGATGATCTCCGCCATGGACAGGTCCTTGCGGAAGCGGTGCCCGATCTTCTGCTCGATGCCGGCGAGGCGGGCGGCGGGCTCCGGGTTGAGCTGCGCGGACAGGACGAGCGCCGGCCGGGACGCGAGGACGCAGAACATGCACGACAGGCGGGGCATCCCGGCGAGGTAGGCGGGGTGCTTGCGCCGCCCGGAGGTCTCGACGGCCATCCACACGTCCAGCTCCGACCAGGCGTGCACCGGGTACCAGACGTCGACGTGCCGCAGGGTGTTCGAGGCGCCCCAGCCGGGGCCCACGCCCTTCGGTACCGGCTGCTTGCGCGCCTTGTACTTCTCGGCCTTGGCCCGCTTGGGCACGCACGTCTCGCAGGGGCAGGTCCAGGCGCCTTCGTGGGAGAACGCGAGGAGCTTGCGGCGGGCCGGTGACTCCTCGGCGCGCAGGCCCATGACGTTGAGGATGCGGACGCGGCCGGTGTGCCCGGCGTCGAGGGCTTCCTGGACGAGGCGGGTCATCAGGGTGCGGACGGGGCCTCGCTTGAAGTCGGAGGTGCACCACCGGTTGTCGGCGTCGGGGAACATGCCGCGTTCCTCGATCCGGTCGATGAGGTCGCCGCCCTTCCTCGCGACGACCTCGAACCGCAGGCCGTACGCGGCGGCGTGCTCGGCGGCCAGCTCGCGGGTGCCTTCCCACTCGGCGGAGCCCAAGTCAGCGTGGACGCACACGATGCGGTCGGCGACGCCGGCCGCGCGGGCGTGCTGCACGAGTTCGTGCAGCATCGCGATGGAGTCCTTGCCGCCCGACAGGTTCGCAATGATCCACGTGTACGACGCCAGGTCGGGGACCTCGGTGCCGAAGCCGGGCAGGTCGAACGCCAGTTGAGCGGTGGGCATCGCGGACCTTCCTGGGGGTGGTGGGGTGGTGGAAGCCGGCCGGTTGAGGGCTTGGACGCCGCATGGACGTCCGGGGAGCTTCCGCGTGGAGTGGGGTGAAGCAGAGGGGGGTGAGGTGCTTAGATCGGCAGTGAGGGCCGGGGAGCGCTGCCTGCTCCCCGGCCCTCGCCTGTGCTGTTACGCGCGGGTGGCGGAGTGGCCGCGCGGCGACTCCTCGACCGGGGCGGGCGGCCAGGCGCCCATCTCCTTCAAGTGGTCGTGGACGGTGACGCCCCGGTGGGGGGTCCAGCCGCACGCGCAGTACGGAGCGATCCCGACCATGGGCGGGACGACCGGCCGGTGGTCACCGTTGCACGTGGCGCAGTCGTGGTCGGGGTCCTCCATCGGGTGCGTGGCCAGGTCCCGGCCGCTCGGCCGCGCGTGCGCGTGGGCCGCCTGGTCCTCCTGGTCCTCCGGGGCGGTCTCGGGCGCGGCGAGGACGTGGATGGCGGAGGCGGTGCCGCCCGGGCGGGGGCCGGAGCAGATGTACTCGCCCCACTCGTCGTTCACGCGCTTCCCGGTCCTGTCCCAGATGAGCAGCCGCTGGCACTGGGCGCAGGGCCCGGCGTCCTCCCCCGGTGTACCGGTCGGCCGGTCGGCCGGGGCGGGAGCCGGGGTCTCGCGGTCGGGGTTGTCGGGCAGGTCGACGCGGAGCGTGCCGATCAGGTCGGGGACCTCCTTCCAGTCGGCGGCGAGCAGGCCGGCCGTGCCCCGGTTGAAGTGGAGCATGTCCAGCAGGACGTCGCGGACGCGGGCGCGAGCACTCTCGCTGAGCCTGTCGCGGGTGGCGTCGTTGAACTTCCACAGCTGCGTATCGCCGTCGTGGATCGCGGTCGGGGTGCCGCCGTTGATGCTGAGGGCGGTCGCGGTGGGCAGCTCGTCCCAGATGACGTGGGCGATGAGCAGCAGGCCGCGGTCGAGGACCTCGCGGCGGGCCTTGGCCGCGTCGCGGTAGGCGTCCTCGAAGTACTCGCTGTAGAAGCCGGTGTCCGGCATGGGTGGGTTCCTTCTCTCGGTGGGCGGGGCTAGTTGGCGGGCAGGTCGGTGCACGGCCAGAACGCGGTCAGCGTGTCGGTGATGTAGGCGAGGGCGTCCGGCTCGTTCTCGAAGCAGGCGTCCGCGTCCTCGAGGCCGTGCGCGCACCGCGCGTGGAGGACGCCGGTGCTGATGGTCTGGAGCGTGACCGGCTGGTCGGCGGTGATGACGAACGTGGCGCCGCTGCCTTCGATGTCGTGGCAGTGGTAGCGGGCGGGGGTGTCGTCGTCAGCGGGCACGACCTGGTGGAGGACGGCCGCGCCGCGGCCGGTGAGGACCAGGGTCGTGGCGGAGGTGACCTCGACCGCGTACGGCGGGGCGGGCTCCAGTCCGGCCGCGGCGCGCTTGGCGGCAACCTGGGCGGCTTCGCGGCGTCGCCGGCGGGCGATCTCCAGGAACGCGAGGCCGATCGTCTCGCGGCGGCTGGGGCCGGTGGCGTAGACGCGGCGCTCGCCTTCGGTGGCGCGGGCCTCCCAGGTGTCGGGCTCGTCGGGCTTGAGGTAGACCGCCAGTTCCTGGTTGGGGCCGTGCAGGTGGGCGGGGAGGTCGTCGGGGTAGCTGCCGGGCACGGTGAACAGGTAGCCGAGCAGGCCGAAGGGGGGCGGGAAGCGGCCAGCGCCGTAGATCACGAGGTGCACGTCGGGCAGGTCGGTGGTCAACGGGGTCTCCGATCGGGAGGGGTGGGGCCGGGGGCGCTGCCTGCCCCCGGCCGTAGGGGCGGGGGTCAGGCGGCCAGCGCGGCCAGGTGGGCGACCGCGTGAGCCAGGGAGTAGGCGCCGGTCACGGTGACGCCGGTGGGGGTGCCGACCAGGTCGGTCTGCTCGGCGGGCACGATGAGGTGCTTCTCCCCTAGCCCGAGGGCGGCCGCCACGGGCTGTTCGATGTCGCGCACGGTGCGGACTGTCCCGTCGAGGCCGAGTTCACCGATCAGCACCACGCGCTGGGTGATGTCGGCGGGGAGCAGCCCGACCGCTTCGAGGGCGACGGCCGCCGTGGCGAGGTCGGCGGCGGGCCCGCCCGAGCGGATGACCAGCCAGTCCGCGGTGATGTCGAGCGACCCGGTCGGCAGGGTGTAGCCGCTGTTGATGATGGCGGCGCGGATGCGGTCGCGGGTCTCGCGCGCGTAGGTGTCCCTGGTGCCGGTGATGTCGATGCGCGGGGTGGCCGCGGGCGCGAAGATCCCGCTGATCACGCGGAGGCCTTCGGGGGTGGGGAACCGGGTGTGGGCCACCTTCCGCTGGCCGGTCCCGTTGGCCGGGGCGGGAGCTCCGGGCAGGCGGACCAGGCGGTAGGGCAGGCCCTGGGGGGCGATCGGCCAGCGGGCGGCGCCGGCCATGCCGCCGAACGGCATGACGTCGGCGAGGATGCCGTCGACCTCGTCGGCGACCTCGTCGGGCAGGCCCTGACCCGCGCTGGTCGGGGCGTGCCAGATGGGGAGGCCTTCGGCGTCCTGGACCTCGTGCAGGTCCCGGCACTTGGCGTTGATGACGAGCGTCGCGGCCTGCGGCAGGTGGCCGCGGACCAGGTGGCCGATGTACGCGGTGGCCTTCGCGTACAGGTCGAGGCGGGCGGCGGCCGCCGCGTCGTAGGCGGCCGCGTATGCCGTGCCGGGGTCGGTGGTGGTCACAGCGGTTGTCCTTCCGTTCGAGGGGGTCCAGGCGGTTCCTGGGCGGGCGGCACGTGCCAGGTGTTCGTGCCGCCTGCGCAGGGGCCGGGGGCGCTGCCTGCCCCCGGCCCGGCGCGGGGGTGGTCAGGACGCGGCGCGGTCGAACGTCTGGAGCAGGCGCACGGTCTCGGCGATGGTGGCCACGCAGTAGACGCTGACCTCGGGCACGTCGAATTCGTGCATGTTGGCTTCGGGCACGATCACGGTGGTGCAGCCGCTGGCGATGGCGGCGCGGGCGGCCGCGTTGATGTCGGCCACCAGCCGCACCCTGCCGCCCAGGCCCAGCCCGCCGACGAACGCGACCTCGTCCAGGGCGGCCGGGCGGTAGTGCCCGGCCGCGCCGAGGATGGCGCAGGCGATCGCGAGGTCATGCGAGGCGTCCAGCGGGCGGCCGGTGACGGTCTCGACGGTCACCGTAAGGCGGCCGGTGGGCCACGGGCAGCCGCCGTTGGTGATCGCGGCGCGGACGCGGTCCCTGGTCTCGCGGTCGTGGGCGACGCCGGTGAGGGCGAATGAGCCGAGGCCGGGGCTGACCGTCGCGTGGATCACGGCGGCGGCGTCGGAGGCGGCTCGCACCTGCGCGCGGCCGATGCGGGTGTCGGCGGGCCAGGCGACGCCGAGGCCGCGGTGGTCGGCGTCGACGACCACGCCCGTGCGGTACAGGGCGTCGCCCACCACGTAGTCCGGGGTGACGATGTCGTCGAGGACGTCGCCCGGGCGCGCATCGAGGACGGCGTACCGCAGGTTGAACGGGTTGCCGTCCTCGATGAGCGTGCCGGTGTCGATGACGCCGTTCCGGGCCGGGCGGGGGGCGCGGGGCCCGATGGCGTCGGCGGTCTTGGCGCACTCGGTGCAGTAGGCGACCGTGCCGCCCCATCCGTCGGTGCTGGGCCAGGTGTTGCCGCAGCTCGTGCAGCGCTTCGTGAGGGGGGTCGTGGTGGTCATCGGGTTCCTCTCGGTTCGTGCGTGGGTGGTTGAGGGGGGTTGGGGCCGGGGGCGCTGCCTGCCCCCGGCCCCGGGGTGGGTCAGGCCGGGCGGTGGGCCCGGATGACCCGCATGTGGTAGCGGCGGCTGATCTCGTTCACCGCGATCAGGCGGACCTGGGCCTTGACCGGGTCCATCTCGCCGGCCTCCAGGGCGCGGATGATCGGGACGGTGTTGTCGTGGACGCAGATGGCGCCCGTGCGGGTGCCGTGGTTGCCGCTGTTGAAGAGGGCGCGCAGGGGGCTGATCTGCTCGCGCAGGTAGGCGGCCAGTTCCTTGGCGGTCAGGGTGGTGGGGGTGATCTTGCGGACCGGCATGGCGCACTCCTGGGTGGTAGTTGGTGTTTTGAACTACTTCCATCCTTCCCTAGTTGGCTTTGGCTAGCCAGTTTTACCAAGCAGATTACGTAAAGAATCTCAAAAGAGATCGCGGCTGTCAGGCGGCGACCAGCTCGCCATGGATGACCGCCCGCAGCCGGGACGCGATCCACGTTCCGACCGCCGGGCTCACCGCGTTACCGAACCCGTCCACCTGGTTCCGCGCGCTCCCCCACACCTTGAACGTCCCCTTGCGGCCAGCGAAGTCGACGTCGAAGCCGCAGCCGACGCCGACCTCGCTGGGCTTCATCATCCGGAAGAAGCACTCCTCCAGCGGCAGGTCGGCCAGCGACGCCTGCCACTGGGCGACGAGCAGCCCGGTCGTGTCCCGCGTGGTGAGCGTGCCCAGCGGGTCGGTCACCGGGTGCGGCGCGGTCTCGTCGCCCTTCGGCCCGTTCTGCTTGAACCAACCGGCGCTCAGCAGGCCCGGGATCTGGTCGGAGGTGACCGTGGGCATCGCCTCGGCGTGCACCGTGGGCAGCGTGTTCTTCCGGAACGGGACGATCCCGGATGACACCACGGCGAGCGTCTCCGAACCGACCTGCGTGGGCAGCGGGATGTGCGCGCCCCGGGGGCCGCCCTGGTAGTTGTCGACCGCGAGGAACACCGCCTTCTCGTGCGTTGCGGTGACCGTGTCCATCGGGCTGAGGATGTGCTGGCCGTCGCCGTTGTGCCGGTGCGCGGCGATGATCTGACCGGCCATGAGGAGCGCGGTCTCCTGCTGGCTGGTCTGCGTGGACATCGGCTGCCACGGGTGCCGCTCGATGCCGTGCACCGACTTCGCGGGCATCAGGACCGCCGGGTACTGGGCGAAGCGCTGGCGGCAGCGTTCGGCGCGGGCGAGCGTCGTCTCGGCGAGCGGGACGTCCCGGTCGCCGATCTTGGTTCCCAGGTCGGACAGGTCGAGGGCGACCAGCGAGGGCGTCATCGGCGGGACGACCTCGCGGCGGCAGCTCGGGCAACGGTAGTTGTACTGCTTGCCGTAGCAGACCGACCCCGAGGCGGGCACGCCCGTCTTCCACGACCAGACCGCTTCCACGGTCTTGTCGCAGTGCTGGCAGAACGACGCCGGCCGGTGGTCGAGGTCGGGGGTGGGCAGCGACTCGTCCCAGAACGCGATGTAGAGCCGGTCGCGGCTCTGGGGGACGCCGAAGAACTGCGAGTTCAGGTACAGCACCCGGTAGCGGTAGCCCAGCTTCTCGAACTCGTGGAGCCACCACCGGTAGGTGCTGCCGTCGCCGATCTTGGGGCGGCCGAGGATCGCCGGCCCCCACGACTGGAGGCCGGTCGTGCACTCGACGAGGATCAGCCGCGGGTGGTGCCGCCCGGCGTACTGCAGAACGCACGTCGCGGTCGCGCGGTCCCGTTCGGAGCGCGTCACCCGCGCCTCGAACTCCGGGTCTTCCAGCTCGAACAGCCCGAGGCCCTGCTCGTACGCCCTCTGCGTGTTCGCCTGGGAGTGGTTGACGCAGTTGTGGACCAGGACGCCGTCGACCACGTACGTGTGGTCCTCCTCGACGGTCATGTTGTAGACCGTGACCGTCTCGCCCGGGGCGATGGCGCCGCTGGCCTTGCCCCACCGGAAGCCGTCCGCATCACGGTGCTTGGGCTTCCGCTGCTGGGTCAGGTGCGCGGTGACCGTCCAGCGGGGGCTCTGTCGCACCGTGCGGCCTTCGATGACCGCCGTGGCCTTCGGCCGCTGGTAGTGGACCGTGGCGTAGTAGCCCAGCGAGGTCAGCAGGAGACGCACGCCGACGGTGAGCTGCTTGGACACCGACATCGACTGGACGCGCAGGCCGTCCCGGCTGATGTGCCCGTCGGCGGACAGGTAGCCATCCAGGAAGGAACGGCGGATCTCTTCGGGCGCGAACAGCAGCCAGGTCGGCAGCTTCTTGCCTGCGGCGCCGTGGCCGAAGTGGTCGGCCAGGAAGGCGGCGAGGCCCACCCGGTTGACGTGGAAGGTGTCGGTCGTGCGCTGCCGGGTGCGGTTCCACGGGAGGCCGGTCCGTGCCGCGAGTTCCTCGGCGAGTGCGTCGCTCTCGTCGTGGCTGGCGCAGATCGTCACGCGGGACCACACGTTGCCCCGCTCGGGTCGGCGGGCGAGCCACCCGTCGCCGACCCACCGGCCGAGCACCCACGCGACGTCGGCGGTGACCGTGCCGAGCCCGTCGACCACGGGCAGGGCGTCGGTCTCGCCGGTGAGGATCGGGGTGCCGACCCACTCGCCGGCCAGGGAGTCGGCCCGCACCTCACGCGGTGCGCCGAGGACGAGGAGTGCGCGCCTGTTCGCGTTCGCCTGGCTGCACTTCCGGGAGCAGAACAGGCGGGCCGTGCTGGTGTTCCTGAACTGCGGGGCCGGGCCGCCGCATTCGAGGCAGCGTGCGCCGTCGAGCGGCTGGTACCTACGGCGAGGCTGGACGGCGCGCGTGGCCGTAGCCGCCATGAACGGGTGGTCCGGGGTGCAGGTGATCGCGGTGGTCGCGTTGACGGTAACCGTGGGCCGGTCAACCGCCGAGGTGTGCGTGACCGGGCGCCAGCGCGACCGGTGCGTCCACACCTCTTCGCCGACCTTCACGTCCTCGATCGGGATGAGCCCGCGCCGGGTGAGCACGAGCGCCCCGGCGGCGAAGCAGGAGACACCGGCGGCGAGCAGGTCGGCCGGGGGCAGGTCCCGCGCGGAGTGGTAGTCGGAGGCGTCCGGGTCGACCAGGTCGGCGATCCAGTGCTCGGCGGTCGGGTGGTTCGTCTCGTGGACCCGCACTTTGTACTCGTTGTGGTTCGCCGCCATGATCGTGTCGAATCCGGCGTCCTCGATGCCCTTGGTGAGCCCGCCGAAGCCGCTGAACAGGTCGCACGCGGTCAGGGAGTCGTGGCGGAAGACGCGCCGTCTCCTTGCCGGCCGGTGGGCAGCGATCCGGAACTTCTTCCTCTTCACAGAGGCCATGCGGTCACTCCTTGTTGGGATGGCGAGCGCCGCCCCGGTCGGGGCGGCGCTTGTAGGTCGGGCAGGGGGGCGGTCAGCGCATGCGTCGGGCGTGGATCAGCTCGGCGGCCGTCCGCAGCGAGCTGAGGCCGGCGGTGATGCCCTCGGCCGGGTGGTTGATGACGCACTCCTTGCCGTCGATGCGGCTGACGGTCCAGGGCAGCAGGTCGTTCGTTGCGCGGTCGACAACGTCGAACCACTCGACCCGGCCGAAGTAGGCGGGGGTTCCGTACACCTCGGGCCTGGTCGGGGACTCGGTGCGATTCGGGGTGAGCATCACGTTCATGGGGGCCTTCCTGGGGGGCGTGTTCGGGGCGATGGAGGGAGGGGGCGGCCGACGGGCCGCCCCCGGTCGGGTCAGGACTTGCGGCGGTTGACGACGGAGAGGGTCACGCCCTTGGCGGCGAGGGCGCGGCAGATGTTTCCGCGCACCCAGCCGCCGCGGTCCTCGCTCCCGAACTCGGCGAGGAACTGGAGCCGCTTGGGGTTGTCGGCGTAGATGCTGAACTCGTCTGCGAGTGCGTAGGCGAGCGTCCGGCTGTCCCAGCCGCTGTGGAACAACTCGTCGGACGCCTCGGTGTCGGGGAGGTCGAGGTACTCGGCGATCAGGGTCTGTGCAGGCGCCTGGCTCACGGTCTGCTCCTTGGTGGGCGATTGGTGCGTGTTGAACTACTTTCATCCTTCCTGAATACAATTTGCCTAGCCAGTTAGGAATAACTGGATAGAGTAAAGTGACTACAAAGAAATCGCAGGTCAGCGGCTTCTCAGGCGGAACATGCGATGACCGTCGTCGGCGAGTTCGAAGCCTCGCCGGCCGTACCAGGCGAGCAGGTCGTCGCTGTGCAGGCCGACCTTCCGCTGGGGCTCGCCGAAGTCGGGCACGAACGGGCAGCAGTGCAGGCCGATGCTCTGGTGCCCGAACCGGGCGATCACATCGTCCAGGAGGCGGCCGCCGATGCCCCGGCCCCGCCATTCGGGCCGGACGGCGATCTCCTCCAGCCACACGTACGTGTGGAGCTGGACGGCCACCGCGTAGCCGTGAGGAGCGCGCTCCGGGCCGATCTGGAAGTGGTACTCGTGCCCCTGGTGGACGTAGGTGACGCGGACGCCGGACTCGGCGGCGCTCGAGGGGGCTCGGGACATGGCGTGCTCCTTCCTGGGTGAGGGGTGTCAGGCGGACGCGGGCCGGAACGGGATCTGCGGCATGAGGTCGTCGTCGAGGGCGTACCAGCACCAGGCGTGCCCGCCGACCGCGTACCGGCCGTCGGTGTTCGGGTGGAGGACCTCGACGGCCTGTGTGCGGTGCTCGCCGCCGAGGCGCATCCAGGAGACGACGACCACCACGGTGTGCCGGGCGCCGTCGACGGTGCCGGTGAGGACGTGCACGGTGTCGGTGGAGCCGTGGCCGTAGCGGCGGGCCTCGCGGCGGGTGTCGGCCGCGATCCGGCGGACGGTGGGCAGGTCGAACCACGGCCGGACGTGTCCGCCGCGCTGGTCGGCGGGGTCCAGCAGAGCCGGGTAGCGGTCGCGGTCGTTCGCGCACACCAGCGCCTCGACCATCTGCACCTCGCCGGCCGCCTCGGCAGGGGCGGGCTCGATGGTGAGTGCGGCCGCGCGGGCGAGGTCGAGCGCGAAGGCCCGCCTCCGGTCACGGTCGGGCAGCTCATCGCACAGCGGCCACCAGATGTCCCAGTTGGACTCGTCCAGGTACGCGGTCCAGCCGCTCAGGTCGTGCAGGGCGTTCCCGGCGTCGGTCTGGCCGACCGCTTCGGTGAACGTGCGCTCCTCGCCGGCCTGTGTCCAGTACCGGCCGGTCGGGAACAGGGAGCCGTCCTCGCCTTCGACCAGCTCAAGGCGGGCCGCGCCGAACGGGGCGTCCGACTCGTGGCCGGTGAGGATGTCGCGGACCCCCGCGGCGGTGACGACGGCCATGGTCCGGCCGAGGTGTTCGGTGGCCCGGCGGGCGTCGTTCAGGGCCTTGTCGACGGCCGCGCCGAGGGCCTGGCTGGTGGGGAGGTGGTAGGTGGGCCCGGTGGGGCGCTGGATGGCCATGAGGCGTCCTCGTTTCGTCGGGGTGGAGGTCAGTGGGTGCGGGCGGCCGGAAAGGTGATCCGGTACAGGCGATCGGTGTCCGGGTCGGGGACGTGCTGCCACCCGGCGGCAAGGGGGCCGAGGGGGCTCGCGGTGTCGAGGGCCTGGCGCAGGATCTCGTCGGCCGTGCCGAGCGTCTCCGTATCGAACGGGCCGGTGTCGTCGGCCAGGTCGAGTTCGCGGTCCCCGGCGTACACCGCGCAGATGCGGGCGAGGTCGGCGAGGTCGACGAGCGCGGACGTCGCCTCGGGGACGAGCGTGCGCAGGGCGGCGAGGGCGCGGGCGGCAGCGACCGCGAGGGGCTCGGTGGGCTGCTTGTCGCGGGTCAGGCCGCACAGGCACTCGGTCTCGTGCCAGTCCGGGCTGTAGCCGCACACGCAGTCCCAGGTGACCACGCACCACGGCCACTCCCAGCCGCCTATGGGGTAGCGGCCGTCGTCGGCAGGGTTGATGACGTCGACCGCGCTGGAGCCCTCGTCGTGCACCCACTGCCAGCGGATGCAGATGACGGCCGCGCGGGCAGCGGCGCCTCGGCCGCCGCGCGGCTTGTTCTGCGTCTTGCGGGCCGCCCGGCGGGTCTCACGGTTCACCGGGACCGGGGTAACGGTCGGGACCTTGCCGCGCCAGCGGACGCGAACGGCGACCGCGCGCGGGGCCCGGTCGCCGTCCTCGTTGACCACGTACGTCTCGCCCGTGTCGAAGACGTGGACCGTGTCTGCGCCGCCCGCGTGGCCGTCGATGACGTGGATGGTGTCCACGCAGCTGTACCCGTAGTCGTCGGCCATGCTCAGCGTCCCCGCCGAGACTTGGCGGGCGGCGTCGAGGGTGAAGCGGGGGCACCGGCCGGTGTCGGTGGCGATGCAGTCGTAGGGGCCGATGATGCTGTCCAGGGTGACGCGCGTTGCGACCTCGTCGTACATGGCGTGTGCTCCGTTCGGATGTGAGCCCGGCCGGGACCCGTGGGGGTCCCGGCCGGTGGACTGTGCAGGTCAGGCGGTCAGTTGTTGCTGAGCGGGTTGATGGCGGTCGTGTGGTCGTGCCCGGTCTGGGCGCGGTCGTGGGCCATGCCCCCCGGGCAGGTGGCGAGGTGTCCGGCCCAGCCCTTCGCGGGGCCGTCGGGTATCACCCGGTACACGAAGCAGCGCTGGTTGCAGAACTTGCAGTAGGCGCCGGCCACGGCGGTCTCCTTTCGGGTCAGAACAGGCGGGGCGGGGTGGTGGGCGGGAGGGCGCCGAGTTCGGGGACTTCCTCGCCGGTGTTCTCCAGGTACCAGGCGGCGAACATCGTGCGGTGGCACCAGTTCTCCGGCTTGTTCAGCCGGTCGAAGCAGAGCAGGACCAGGCGGTCGGCGCCGGCGCGGGCGGCGAGGCCGGCCAGCTCCGTGTAGATCCGGTCGATGCCCTGGCCGTTGAGGAGCCGCCGGTAGTGGAACTCGTACGCGTCGCGCGGCAGGTTCTGCGCGAGCAGCTGCCGGGTCGGCGTGATGAGGCGTGCGTGCCCGGCGAGCTGGTAGCCGAGGGCGAAGCGCGGTGCGCCGGCCGTCGTGCGGATCGGTGCACCCATGCCTGGCGTGAACTCCTGGTAGGTGCAGGTGGCGAGTTGCATTCGGTCCCTTTCGGGGTGGTGATTGGTACTGCCTTCATTCTTCCCTACTCGGCTAAAGCTAGCCAGCTTATCCGAGCCGACTAGGTAAAGAAGGTTCAAAGATGTGGCGGGTCAGGTGGCGGCGAACAGGTCGAGCTGGCGGGGCTGGCGCTGGTGCCATCCGTGGGTGGGCAGCGGCCCGCCGGCCGCCGCGTCGAGGACCAGGAGTACGGTGCGCACGCTCGTCCCCGAGGGCGCGAACGCGTCGTCGGGCAGCGGCGCCCAGGTGCCCTCCGCGAGGGAGACCAGCTCGCGGAACTCGGTGGTCGCGCGGTCGCTGTGCCACATCACCGACTCGGGCAGGACCGCGACGAGCGTCCCGCCGTCGTCGAGGAACCCGAGCGCGTGCCGGACGTGCTGCACGGCCGCCGAGAACGGCGGGTTCATCAGCACCCTGTGGTAGCCGTGCGGGCAGTCGAGCGGGTCGAGGTCGAGGAAGTCGGCGTGCACCACGCGGCGCGCGGCGCCCTGTCCGTTGAGGACGCGGATGCGGCGCTCGTCGATCTCCACGCAGTCGACGACGCCGCCGCTCTCGGCCGCCGGCCCGGCGATCGAGCCGGTCCCCGCCGAGGGCTCCAGCACGCTCATGCCGTCGCGGACACCCGCGTGGGCGAGCATCTGGTCGACGACGCTCTCCGGGGTCGGGTACCAGCCCTGCTCGAAGCGGCTCGGGAACTCGCGGGTCGCCAGGCACGCGCGCATGAACGCCTCGACCGGGAACGGGAAGACGTGCGCGCGGACCTTCTTGCGGCCGTCCCACCGGCCGCCGATCTCGGTGAGCACCTTGGCCACCTGCTCGTACAGGGGCCGGTCCAGCTCGAACGGGATCTGCACGCGGTCGCCGGCGATGACGGTGCGGGGGTCGGCGAGGACGTCGTGGACGCCGCTTGGGATCTCCATTGCGGTCCTTCCTGAGGGAGTTGGGGTGGGGCTGCCTGAACGGGGCTGAGACGGGCGTGTGGTGGCCCGCTGTGGGCCGCTGTGACCGCCTCGGAGCCCCGTTCAGGGGTTGGGGGGTTCTGGCCCCCCTGAACGGGGCTTAGGTCAGTAGAGGCGGCCGGTGATGTCGGCGACGGCGCGGGCGACGGTGTCGAGGTCGTCGGCCGGGGTGACCGGCAGCGGGAGGGCGTCGCCGAGCCGGTCGTTGCGGACGAACAGCTCGCCGGTGCCGTTCACGCCGATCGTGAACGGCGTGTTGTCCCACGCCCACAGGTGGCCGGTCGTGCCCCACGGGCCGGACGCGGCCCGCCACTGGTCTCCGACGTGGTCCAGGGCGGCCCGGGCGACGTCGGCCAGGGTGAACGCGGGGGCGGTCTGCTCGTGGTAGCTGACGGGCTTCTGCATGGCTGGTGCTCCTTGGCTGATGGAAGGGGGGCGCCCCGCCCGCTGCCTGGGCGGGGCGCCGGTGAACTCGGGGGTCAGGCCGCGGCCTCGGCCAGGGCCTCGGCGGGGACGTCGGCGGGGGCCTCGGCGTCCGGGTTGACGGTCAGTCCGGAGGCGCGGACCTCGGCGACCATCTCCGCCCGGCGCAGGTTCGCCATGGCCTTGGTCGCGATGTCCTGGAGGTGCTTGATCCGCAGCCGGTGGCCGCCGATGCCGCCGGGCGTCCCGGCGAGCAGCAGGGCCAGCTCCTCCGGGTCGGTCGCGGCGAGCAGGGAGAGGATCTCCCCGGCCTGGCCCAGCTTGTCGATCTTGCCGGTGAGCTTCGCGCGGTCGGCGCTGATCCGCTCGCGCTCCTCCTCGGGCAGGTCGAGGGAGCCCGGCAGGGCGCCCTGCCCGCTGTCCTTGCGGGCGGCCGCGGCCTCGTCGGACAGGACGAAGAACGAGCCTTGCTCCTCCTGGCGCTTCTCCTCCGCGTGGAGTTCCTGCGCGAAGATCTGCGCGTCCCGGGCCGACTTGAAGTCGCCCCGGACGTACCGGGCGAGGAACCGCACCTGGTTGGCGTTGGAGAGCTTGCCGACGTACCAGGCGGTGCCGACGGGCAGCTGGCCCTTGGAGAGGGCCTCGCGCGCCTCCGGGCAGAGGGCGAGCAGGTCGATGCGCCACTGGACGTACGGGGCGCTCTTGCCGACCAGCTCGGCGATCTCGTCGATCTCGTAGCCGTTCTCGGCGAGCTTGTGGAACGCCTTGGCCTCCTCGACCGGGGTCATGTCGGCGCGGCCGACGTTCTCGGCGACGGCCATGGCGAACGTGTGGCGGCTCTCCCCGACGCCGTGCATGACGACGGCCTTCATCGTGTCGAGGCCGGCCATCTGGGCGGCCCGCCAGCGGCGCTCGCCCATGATCAGCGTGTACCGCTTGGTGTCCTCGATGTACCGGACGGTGACCGGCTGGAGCTGGCCGAGCTTGGCCATGGACGCGGCCAGCTCCTTGAGCGAGGTCTCGTCGAAGTGCTCGCGGGGCTGGCCCGGGTCGCGGTCGATCTTCGAGGTCGGGATGGTGCGGAGCTGGGTCCGCGTCCCGTCGCCGGCCGCCTTGGGCGCCGGGGTCTTCTTCGCGGGGGCCGCCTTGGGGGCCGGGGCCTTCCGGGCGGCCGCCTTCCGGGGCGCCGCCGGCTTGCGCGCGGGCGTCTTCTTCGCCTCGGGCGCGGTCTCGGTGGTGGTGGCCTCGGCGGTGGTGGCGGTCATGGCGTGTCCCTTCGCTGGCTGGTTGGGGTGGTTTTGAACTACTTTCATCCTGCCCGAATTGGCTTTGCCTAGCCAGTTTTAACAAGCTGATTCGGTAAAGGAACTTCTAAGAAAACCGCAGGTCAGAGGCGGTCCCCCTGCCCCGCGACGGCCGCCCAGTGGCCGATCTCGTCGGTCAGCCGCGCGTGGTCCGCGTCGAGCTGCGCCAGAGCCTCCGCAAGGACCTCGGGCGCGACGGCCACACTCGTGCCGCCGACCTGCACAGCCGCGCACACGATCGCTTCCTGCTGCCGCTCGACCAGCCGCCGGTCGGCCTCCAGCCGCCCGCTCCGCTCCCGCGCGCGGGCCCGCATCGTGGTGTCCTGCATCGCCGTCTCCTCGCTCTCCGTGGGGTCCGACCAGGCCGCCGGGGCGCTCGAGGGCGCCCGGGCGCCGGGTCAGGCGGCCGGGGCTCCGACCGGCCCTGCCTCGACGTCGAAGCCGAGCGCGGTGAACCAGGCGGTCAGGGCGTCGACGACGTCGCCGCCGTTCCAGTCCTCGCCGCTGGCGATGGTCGTCTTGATCCCGTCGAACAGGTCGACGATGGCCTGCCCGGCGTCGGTGGTGATGTCGAAGTTCAGCGCATGCGCCATGGTGGGTTCCTTCCTTCGTGCGGGGTCCGGCCCGGGCGGGCGCCGGGCCGGTGGGGGCGGCCCGGGCGGGTCAGGCGGCGAGGACCGCGTCGCCGGCCGGGGTGAGGCTGACCGGCTGGCCCTCGTAGAGCGAGCGGGAGTTGTCGCGCACGGCCAGGCCCTCGTCGATGGCCCACTCGACCATGTCCTTGCGGGGCTTCTCGCCGCGCTCGGTGGACACGCGGGTCTGGCCGACGCGCAGCTCCTGGAGCTTCACGCCGTTGTCGCGGATGGCCTCCAGGGTGCGCCGCTGAGCGGGGGTCACCTTCCGGGCGGGCGCGGGCGCCGGGTCGGGCTCGGGCTCGGGCTCGCCGGCCGGGGCGGGCTGCGCGGCTGCCGCCCGCGCGGCTTCCACGAGGCCCTGGGTGTCGGTCAGGAAGTGCTGGGCGGCCTCCAGGTGGAAGCGCTCGTTCTCGTTGTGGATCTGGCACGTGCTGGAGGACATGCCGCGGGTGAGCAGCCGGTGCGTGAGGCGCTTGCGCATGTCGTCCAGGGCCTCGACCAGGCCGGCCTTCTCGGCGATCTCCAGGACGCCCAGGTACGGGCTGGCGTTCGCCGCCTTCTGCATCGCGTCGCGGACCAGGCTGCTGTCCACGGCCCGGGTGGGGTCGGTCAGCGCTTCGGCCAGCCGGGCGCGGGCGGCCACGTCCATGCGGAGCCGGTGGTCGGCGAGGCCGTCGAAGATGTCTGCGAGGTCAAAGGTGGCGGTCATGTCGCTCTCCCATGCTGGCCGGGTTGGTGTGTTTTGAACTACTTTCATCCTGCCCGAATCGGTTTGCTATATCCAGTTTTAACAAGCCGATTCGGTAAAGGATCTTCTAAGAAAACCGCAGGTCAGGCCGCGATGGCGCCCTGCTCGGGGGCCTCGGCCGGGCGGCGCTGGCCGTCCCGGCGGGCCTGCTGGGCGGCGAACAGGGCGGCCTCGCGCGGGGCGTGGCAGGAGGGGCACAGCTCCTCGAAGCGCGGCTGGCCCGGCTGCCGCCGCCGGCCGTGGTCGAGGAGGCGGGTCCGCTCGTGCCGGGGGGCGTGGCACTCGGTGTCGGTGCAGGCGGCCGTGCGGGGCTCCTGGTAGCCGATGCCCCGGTGGTAGTGCGCCCGCCAGGCCTCGAAGCTCTCAGGGGCGAAGTACCCGTCGGTGTCGGCCAGGCCGTCGGAGACGTAGCGCCCGTACAGGGCGCGCTCGGCGTCCTCGTCGCACACGTGCGCGGCCGGGCGGAACGCTTCCTTCGTGTAGTGGTCGACGTCGGGGCTGGCGGGCAGGTCGCCGGGGGCGGGCCGGTCCGGGTGGCGGAGGTCGTGCGCGCCGGTCATGGCCAGGTAGTAGTCGTACTCGCTCACCCGCTCGGCCGCACCCAGGCAGTCGTCGCAGATCTGCTCGTCCTCGCCGGCCATCAGGGCGGGCTTGATGCCGCACTCGGTGCAGGGCGCGTACTTGTTGTCGAACGGGGAGTGGTACGCGCACATGTGCTTGCCCTTGTACGTGTGGATGGCGTAGGCGGCCTCGCCGTCGGCGCTGGCGCAGCCGCGCTGCCAGGTGTCGCCCTTGCAGAGGATGTCGTCGGCGGGGAAGCGCAGGCCGGCCGTGATGTAGGGGAGGAGGTTGGCGCTCACGCGTGGGTCCCTTCTGTGCGGGGTGGGGTGGTTTGATCTACTTCCATCCTTCCCGAATCGGCTCGTGCTAGCCAGTTTTAACGAGCCGATTCGGTAAAGGAACTTCTAAGAAAACCGCAGGTCAGGCGGCCTTCACCCCCGGGTTGACGAGCTGCTCGACCTGGGCGATCGCGGAGGCCATCGCCATTGTCGAGGCTGCCCGGTCGCGGTGTTCGACCATGATCCGCCGGTGCTCGACGGCCCGCTGCCACATGCTGCCCTCGGCGAGCGTGTCGCCGCAGGCGACGAGCGCCTTCGGGCCCAGGCCCCAGACGATGACGTTGACCGCGCACCCGGCCGCGGCGAGCGGGTCGATCTCCTGGGCGAACCACGTGAACGCTGCGGGGTCGAAGCCCATGCCGCGCAGGTGCTGGGCGGCCGACCGGAACATGCCGCCGGTGCCCGCGCACGGGTCGGCGAGCGAGTAGCCCTCGTGGATCACGCCGGGGTCGTTGCCGATGATCTGGGCGGCCATCATGTCGCACACCTCCGGGGGCGTGTGGTACTCCCCCAGGCCCTGCCGGGCGGTGTTGTGGCGCAGCGCGGTCACCGTCCACGACATGAGGTCGATGTAGCTGTTCGCCTCGGGATCCTCGTGACCGGTGTGGTCGAGGGCGTGCGCGTCGAGGGCCGCGTGGAACGTGGCGCGGATCGCGGCCAGCTCGTGCTTGGTGTGGTCATCGCGGTCCGCCCACTCGAACAGTACCCGCGCGGTGTCGATCAGGTCGGGGCGGCGCATCCACCAGTACGCGGAGACCTCGCGGACGCACGCGAGGATCTGCTGGGCGTCCAGGCCCCGGAAGAAGTCGGCGAGGGTGCGGGGGGCGCCCTTGAGCGGCCACAGGGCGAGAGTCGCGACGACGCCGAGGGGGATCTCCATGCGGTTGCCGCCGTGCGCGTGGTGCCAGGCGGTGGCCACGGCTTCGCCGAACTCCGCGCCGCCGGTGGGGCGGGAGACGAACTCGGGCCGCCGCCGTCCGCCGGCCGCGACCGGGGCCGGGGCGGGCGCCGGGGCGGGGGCGGGCGCCGGGGGCTTGGCCGGGCTGGCGTACTGGCCCGCGGTCGGCTTGGGCAGGGTGATCGTCGTCTCGGGCTTCGGGGCTTCGGGCTCGCCGAGGTCGGCGAACAGGTCGAGCTGCTGCATCGGTCCTCCGTTCAGGCATGGGTCCGGCCCGGCACCCTCTCGGGTGCCGGGCCGGTGGGGGCGGGGGTCAGAACTGTTCGAGGACGGTGAGGGCGACGCCCATGTGCCGGGCGAAGTCCCAGGGGGCGATCTGCTCGATGTCGGCATCCTCGATGGCCTCGGCGATGACCTTGGCGATGGGCTCGGCTTCCCGGGGGAGCTTCTTGGAGACCAGGTCGCCGGCCAGGCCGACGTAGCGGACCGCGATGCCGGGGTGGAGCTCGCTGACGTAGAGGCCTTCGTACTGTTCGGCGAGGAGGTCCGCGAGGCGGTCGTTGTCGGCGGTGAAGATGGCGTCCATGCCGGGCTCCCATTCTGTTCAGGTTGGGATTTTGAACTACTTTCATTCTGTCCGAATTGGCTTTGCCTATCCAGTTTTAACAAACTGGATAGGCAAAGAAACTCCCAGGAAAACCGCAGGTCAGGCGCCGCACAGGGCGAGCAGGTCGAGCTGCTCCGGGCCGCTGATGTCCGCCTCCAGCGCCGCCGGCCGCTCCTCGGCCGTCCACTGCATGTCGGGCAGCTTCGGCTTGGGCTGCGGGCTCACCGCTTCCTCGCGCAGCTCGTCGACCACCTGCTCGGGGATCCCGTACACCCTGACCTCCATGTCGGTGGGCACCCACCCGGCGGGCACCCGGGACAGCGCCGGGTTGCTCACCTCGTTGACCTTTTGCCACGCGCGGAGCATCCGCGCCTGACGCTCCTCCCAGGCGTACAGCTCCTCCTGCGCCTCCATGAGCGCGATGCGCTGCGCCTCCCGCCGCACCTCCTCCTGGTTCCACTGGGCCATCCGCCGGTGGGCCTCCGCGCCCCGGAACAGCGGGGGCAGCTCGGCCAGCTCCTCGCTGCGCGTCTTGTCGGCCGGGACCGGCTGCCACTTCCGCCACAGGCGCGCGGCGGTCCGCCCGTCGGCGGTGACCAGGATGCGCCGACGGCCGACCGCGTCGGGCTCGCCGATGACGAGGAACCCCGCCTCCACGAGCGGGCGCAGCCGGTGGTCGGAGACGACGCGGCCCGGGGCGCCCGGCATGTCCTGCCGCCGCAGGGTGCCGTCGACCGGGTGCCGGTAGAGCAGGCTGTCGGCCGCCGCGAGGACCAGGTCCGCCTGGCCTTCGGACCAGCCGAGGCGTCCGGCCTGGGTGCGCTCGAAGCGCCGCTGGACCCGCTCGTCGACCTCGGGCAGCGGGGTGGGCGGCGTACCGGCCGGGGCCGGTTCCGGCTTCGCCGGCTCCTCGAGGGCCGCCGCCGCGGCGGGCGGCACCTCGCGGACCCTGCCGCCGTAGTTCGCGACGGTCGTCATCGGCCGCTCCTTCTTGTCGTAGCGGACCGAGACCCGGTACGGGTAGCCCGCCTCGTCCGAGAGGTGCTCGATCTCGTCGGCGTGCTCGGCGATCACCTCGTCCGCGTGGGCGGTGAGGACGACGACGAACGTGCCGATGCGCTCGCCGTTCTGGTAGTCGCCGGTGACGCGAAAGTCGCGGCCGCGGCCCTGGGTGAGGCCGAGGCCCCGCAGGATGCGGGCGATCGCGGTGACGTGAGGCATGGCGGCCATGAGACGTCCTTCCGGGCTGGTTGGTGTGGTTTGAACTACTTACATCCTTCCCTATATGGCTTTGCCTAGCTAGTTTTACCAAACCAATTAGGCAAAAAATCTTCTATGATGCCGGGCCCGCGAGGTGGGCGCGCAGGGCGCCGCCGGCCGCGAGGACGCGCTCGGTGGTCCAGCCGGACCCGGTGAGCGTCAACCGGCCCCACTCCCGCAGCTCCCGGTCGCGGGCGACGATCCGCACGCTGTACGGCGAGACGGCCGCCGCGAACCGGTAGGCGCCGACAGGCTCGGGGGCCAGCTGGATGTCCTGCCACCAGCGGACGGGCACGCGTTCCTCGTCCGCCCCGTCCGGGCCCGGGCAGGCGTGGCTGATCGCGTTCAGCAGCTCCTCGTCGTGCGTGCACGCGCCGCCGCCGCAGTGGAGCATCGCAACCCCGGTGGAGGCCACGGCGAACGAGTGCCGGGTGAACGACGCCCGCGCCTTGGAGCGGATGCTGACGCCGACGGCGGGGACGCGGGTGGTGCGCTCCAGCCAGAACCCGTCGCCGTGCTCGTCGACGTACGCGCGGCCGACCTCCCAGCCGTGCACGCGCACGACGTCCTCCCACGACCAGGGCCGCCGGTCGCGGTAGTCGCGGTCGTCGGGGCCGAGGGTGGGCCACAGCCGCCACCCGGCCGGGCCCGCGAACATGGCGTCCGGCGGGTACACCGGTTCGACGCGCACCAGGACGCGGGGCGCGTTGAACGGAACAACTGTGCACTGGTCGTGCAGCGCGGCCAGCAGCGGGCAGGCGTCGCACTTCCCGCCGTTCACGCACGGGCCGAAGCCGCCCCAGCGGGCGCGGCGCGTGTCCTGGGACTCCAGCAGGGCGGCCCACCGCTGGGGGCGCAGCGCGCACTGGGCGGCCTGCCCGAAGTGCGCGTTGAGCGACAGGCGGTTCCAGCCCTTGCCGTCGGGGCCGCCGGGCGCGGCTTCGGGGGCGGTCAGGTGGATCGGCATCGGGTTCCTTCTCTCTGGGGTGCGGGCCCCGGCCCGGGTTGGGCCGGGGCGAGGGTGGTCAGCGGGTGAAGCGGTCGGCGTTCACGGCGATCCAGCAGGCCAGGGACAGGGCGGTCGCCGCGCACTCCTGGGCGAGAGGCAGACCGGCCGGGGCGGAGAACAGCTCGTCGAGGTACGTGCCGTCGCCCGCGTACAGGGACGCGGTCCACGGCTCGTCGTGCTGGTCGGCGGGGCGGGCCGCGTCCTCCCCGGAGTGCAGCAGGACCTTCGTCCCGGTGTGCGCGGCGGCTTCGGTGTCCGCCCGGTCGACGGCGACGAGGACGTAGGACACGCCGCCGTCCTCCGCGTGGAACGAGGGGAGTCCGAAGGCGGCCAGCGCGGCGCGCAGCTTGTCGCCTTCGGTGGGGCCGCTGTCGGCTGCGGCCTGGGCCGCTTCCCGGTACATGGCGCCCAGCTCGGTGCCGGTGGCGTCCGGTCCGGCGGCGAGGCCGGCCGTGATGAACGCGGCGCGCAGCCCGGTCAGGTCGTAGTCGCGGAGCCGGGTCATGACGCGCTCGGTCATGCCGAGGTGCGCCTCGCAGGAGGCGAGGCCGAGTCCGCTGGTGGCCTTCACGGTGCGGGTGGCCCGGGTCTCCCTGTCGAGGATCTGGCAGGCGATGCAGGGCATCGTGAACCAGCTCGGGGAGTCGTCGGTGCGGGTGGCGAACGTGATCACGGTTCTCTCCTGTTTGGGGCGGGTCAGCTGGTGGTGGGCGCGCTGCCGTGGCGGCGCAGGTCGGTGGCGACGGCCGCGGCGAGGCGGTCGTGCTGGCGGTGGAGCTTGATCAGGCCGGTGAACGCGGCAGCCATCACGTCGTCGTCGCGGGAGCTGAGGTGGCCCAGCTCGACGAGCGCGAGGCGGCGGGCGCGCAGGTCGCGGTCCGCGGCGGCGACCTGGTCGCGGCTGGTGGTGAGCGGCCGCATCGTCGGGAGGGCGCCGGTCACCGGGGCGGTGGCGTAGCCGAGGACCGCGACCGGGACCATGAAGTCGTCGCGGGTGAGCATCTCGGTCGCCTCGGCGAGGGCGTCGGCCGCTTCCTGGGGCAGCTGGCCGGGCTCGTCGACCGGGTACGCGGTCAGGGCTATCGCCGCGTCCTCGATGGCGCCGGCCAGGGCGTCGATCAGGTAGCGGTGCGGGTGGTAGGCGCGGCCGCGCACGACCCGGGCGAGGGTCATCAGGCGGCGGGTGGTCAGCAGGTATGCGGACACGGCGCGCTCTCCTTCCTGGGTTATGCGGCGGCTACGAGGTGGGCGGCCACGGAGTGGTAGCAGCGGACGGAGCGCAGGCCGGCCGGGCAGTTGCACTGGCCGGTAGCTGCGGTCCGGTACAGCTCGGTGCCGTCGTCGGAGACGACGAGGAAGATCCGGTTCTGGCGGAGCGGGACGATCGCACCGAGCTCCAGCAGCTCCATCGCCTTCGCGGTCTGCCACTTCGGGTGCGTGGTGTCGGTGCGCGCGGCGCGGCGCAGCTTGGCCCGGCATTTGGGGCCGTAGCCGTCGGGGGTCGGCTTGCGGAGCGGGCGGCGGCACTTGAGGCATCTCCCGTGTTCGGTCGCCTTCGTGTGTGCGCGCACGCCCGTTCCCCTTACTGGTTGGTGGTGGTTTGAACTACTTCCATCCTTTCCTGAATCGACTTTGCCTAGCCAGTTTAAATAAGCTGAGTAGGCAAAGGTTCAGTCAAGAAAACCGCAGGTCACAGGGCCTGCGGCTGGCTACTGGCTGGCGGGGCGCACGCAGTCATCGTGCCGGTGGCAGTTGCACCGCCCGCACCCGGCGCACATCATGTCGGCCTCCAGGTCGCAGAACCCGCAGCCGCCCGTCAGCTCCAGCTCCAGGTGCTCGACGATCTCCGCCCGGTCGCGCGGGTTCTTCGGGTCGAGCGGCCGCGTCGCCGGCCGCTGCCGGTGGGCGCGCACCCGGTCGGCGATGGCCCGGGCTGCCGCGGCCGAGTCCGCCGCGCAGTCGACGAGGCCGCCGTCGCCCGTGCTGAACACCGGGCCGCCGACGGGCTCGCCGTTATGGTCGTGCACGCACACCGTCCAGCCGGTGTGCGCCGACGGCATGCGATCGATCGACGGGCTGCGGTCCCCGACGCTCAGGTGCAGCCCGTCCCGCACCCGGTCCGGGGCCACACCGTCCTCGAGCGCGATGGCGTAGCTCATGCCGACGTCGTCCGTGTACGCGGTCAGGCCGTGGACGGCGAGCGCCTCCAAGAGCACCTGCCCGGCCGTGACGACCGGGTCGGCGAACCACTCGGCGACCGCCTTCGCGCACTGCACGGCCTCCAGGTCGAGGGCGCGCGGCACGGGCGTGGCGTACGCGGTGCCGGTCTGCGTGAAGTCGGGGCGGCCGTCGGGCTCCCAGGCGTCCGCCGAGAACTCCACGCTGTCGGGGGCGGTGCCGGTCCAGTCGATGACGATGTGCTCGCGGTCGAGGGCCTCGGCGGGGCTGACGGACGCCGGGTAGGCGACGATGAGCTGCTCGTCGTCGTGCCAGTGCCCGGCCATGCCGGCTTCGGTGAGCGCGGCGAACACCGTGGTGGACACCAGGTCGAACATGGGCGATCCCTTCATGCGGTCGGGGAGGGGGCAGGGGTGGGGGCCGCTCACAGGGTGCGCTCGACGATCACGATGTCCCACGCGGCGGTGGCGACGGGCACGGTGAACGTCCAGCGGCCCCGGTAGGTGCGGCGCCGGTCGTCCTCGCTGACGCCCTCGACGAGCGCCCACCACTCCGCGCTGTCCGCCTCGGGGAGGATCCGCACGCCGGTGTCGATGACGTGCAGGCGGGCGCCGAAGTGGCGCAGGATGTCGCCGGCCTCGACGAGCATCCGAGGGGTCTCGACGGGCACCGGCAGGCCCGCAGCGGTGCGGGCGGTCTCGGCTGCGGCCGGGTCGGCGAGCGCGTAGCCCAGCTCGATCGCGGTCTGCTCGGCGAGGTCGACGCTGCGGGTCCAGTAGCCCTCGGAGTAGTCGCGGGCGGGCTTGCCGAGGTTGCTGTACGGGTGGAACGCGCCGTGCTGCTCGGTGATGGCCACCGGCATGACGACGACGACGAACGCGACGACCTGCTCGGACTCGACGACCAGGATGTCTCCGTCGGCGGCCTGGTCGCGGTCCACGGCCGTACGGGCGTCGGCGCTGCTGGCGAAGCGCCACACCTTGGGCGGCTTGATGGCATCGGCCTGGGCGCGGGCGGTGTCGACGGCCTCGATGATCTGGCCGAGCTGTTCCGCCGCGCGGATGAGGTTGCTGCTCACGGTCTGTCCTTCCTTGCCTGGTCTGTTGGGTTTTGGACTACTTCCATTCTTTCCTGAATCGACTTTGATTAGCCAGTTTTACCAAGCCTGCTCAGTAAAGTATCGTTCAAAGATCGGCGCCGCCCTGCTGGTTCAACCGGTTTGCTTCAACCGCCTCGTGAAAGACTGACGCCATGCCCAAGCCCAACTTCGGACCCCGCACCCTGCCCGAGTACAAGCCCAGCCAGGAGGTCCGCGACGCCCTCCGGGCCTGGCTCGAAGCCGTCGACCTGGAGGAGGAGCGGCGCAAGGCCGCACGCAAGGCCCTGGCCGACGACCTCAAGGCCGACCCCGACCTGCCGTTCGCGTCCATGGCGGCGCACCCGATCGTGCCGTGGTCGGAGGCGATGCTCCGCATCATCGGCGCGGAGTACGGCGTCCAGCCCCGCGTCCCGAACAAGGCGTGGAAGCGCAAGCCGGCCGAGGACACGCCTCCCAACAAGGGCACCGAGGCTGAGGGCAAGTAGCGGGCAGCACGAAGGGCCGCACCCCGGCGGGGTGCGGCCCTTAGTCGTTCCCCGGCGTCAGCCCAGCTTGATCATCAGGCCGATCGCCAGGGCTAGGATGACCGCGACCGACAGCGCCCTCTCCCAGGGCTCCATGTCGCTCCAGCCCTTCGGCGCGTACTCGACCCGGATCACCTCTTCACCGTCCGGGTGGTGCCCGCCGTGGAACAGGCGCCGGTGCTCGTGCCCCTCTGCGCGCGCGGCCGGCTTCGTCTCCATCGGCTCCGACGTCGTCCGGCACTGCGGACAGCGGTACGCGTACGGCCCGCCCACGGGCGCCCCCCTCACTCGCGTGTCGTCACCGCTCATGATGGAGGACTTGCCCCTCAGCTGGCTCACGATTCGGCCCCTTTCACACCTCGGACGGACTGTTCGAGCCACGCGCCGGCCGGTCACTGGACGTCGTCCAGGCGCTCGACTTTCCACGCGGACGGGCCGCGCTCGGGGTCGGCCACGGTCCGGTGGCCGCGCGCCACGTCCGCTTCCGTCCACCCGGCGGGGAGCTTGCGGCGGCGTCTCCACCCCCTCTCCAGGCGGCTCTCCGCTCGCTCTCCCCCCGGAGACTTTCGCACGTCAGAGCCACTCTCCGGGGGCGGAGAGTCCTCCTGGCCGCTTCCGGGGGAGGGGAGCGGGGGCAGCTCGTCGCGGTGCACTCCGGAGCGCCCCGCGACCCCTCCCGCGCGGAACGTGCGGGAGGGGTCGAAGCCAGCCTCGACGAGGACCTCCCGGAGCTGCTTGTCGCCGGCGTCGGCCAGGCCGGGGAGGCGCTCCCGCATGGCCGGTCGGAGGACCTGCAAATGCACCCCGTTGTCGTCGCCGATCAGCTCCCGGATGAGGGCAGTCAGCGGGGGCTCCGCGAGGTCCTGGCCGTCGGCCTCCTGGGGGGCCGTCGCCGGGGCCTGGCGCAGCAGTCGGGCCAGGCCCTTCCTGCGCCCGGCCGGGGCCGCTTCCGGGCCCTTCTGCGAGGCCTGTCCGGTCCCCTGCGGCTCGGCCTTGCCGAGGAGCCGGTCGAACATGCCCGCGCCGGTCATGACCGAGCCCTGGAACCACCCCCACGCGAGGGGGATCCACGCGGCGGCGCCGTAGTCGGCGATCGTGTGGACGGCGCCCGCGACGACGAGGACCACTCCCCCGAGCCGGGCGGGCAGCGAGAGCTTCTCGCCGTGGCTGCCGTCGAGCCAGCCCCACAGCAGGCGGGCGAGGGTCCGGTTGCCGGTGCCGAACGCCCGCGCGACGCGTGCGATGCCGCGGGGGGTGCGACGCGCAACGCGTGCGATGCCGCGCAGGGTGCGACGCGCGACGCTGGCCGCTGGCTGGCGGCTGGCTGCGATGCCCTGGCGTGCGAGGCCTGCAACGGCCTTGGGGTCGGCGTACGGCCGCAGGTCCGGCAGGGCGAGGGCCCGCTGCTTCACGGGCCGCTCCCCCGGCTCGGGCTGCTCCCCCGCTGCGACGGGCGCGTTGCGCTCGGGGACGTCGGTGGTCATCCGCCCGCCAGGTGCACTGCGATGGCGTGGATGCGCTGGGCGAGGGTGCCGAAGCCTCCGCCTGCGCCGGCCATGATGTGGACGAGGATGATGCCGATCACGGCAACCTGCCTGCGGGTGAGGCCCACCCAGATCAGCACCGCCAGGAACAGCAGGGCGATGCCCGACAGGGTCACGCCGGGAACCACGGCGGTGGCCAGGCCGACCATGTCGCCCATGATGAGCTTGGGCACCACGTTGAAGGGCCAGCCCGCGGCCGTGTACGAGGCCCCGGCGAGCATGCTGAGGCCGAGCGTCCACCACCAGCCGAGCGGCTTGCCCTTGGCTTCGGGGTCCCTCTTCCTAGTGCCGAGGATCAGCACGGCGGTGATCACGAGGGCGAAGGAGACGATCCCGATCGGAGGGATCAGGGAGTTCACGGGCTGTCCTTTGCTCAGGTCTGGATGGGGTTGCCGTACAGCAGGGCGCCGATGGCGATGCAGACGGTCAGGCCGCGGGTGGCCCACGCGATGAGGAACCAGGAGCGGCGGGTGGCGCGGTCGAGGCCGACCGCGACGGCGGCTGCAACGGCCCAGAAGTAGACGTCGGGGCTGTTGCGCCACGTGCCTTCGTGCTGCGCGACGCTGGCCGTGACGTCGGTGAAGAACTGCGGGATGCCGAAGAACCAGCCGGCCGCGAGGCCGCTGCCCGCGTACAGCGCCCACTTCTTGTGAGGGGGGATCGCGCCGACCAGCTCGGCCAGGGAGCGCTTCTCGGGGCGGACGAACGGGGTCGCGGTGGCGAACCGGGGCCGGGTGGGCTCGCGGTCCGGGCGGCGCAGCCGCGTGGCCCACTTCCGGTGCGGCCTCTCCCCCACCGTCTCGTCGTCGGTGTCGGCCTCGTCGGCGTCGGGCTCGTCGTCGGTCTTCTCGACGAGGTTCAGGCGCGGCGCGGCGGGCTGGTCCGCCGGGGCGTCGCCAGGGGCGGGCTGCGGAGCGGCCGGGGCCGCGGGGGCGGCGGGCGGCTCGCCGAGCGGGGGCTTGTCCTGCCGCCACCATTCCGGGAGACGGTCCCCCGGGTGCGGCCCGGGTGCGGGCGCGGGGATGGTCGGGGGGTGAGCGGGGCGGGGCGGGATCGCCACGGCGGGCACCGGCGCGGGGGCGCGCTGGGGCTCGTCCTCGGCGGCGTGGCCGGCGGGACGGGCGCCGAGCCTGCGGAGCGCCGCGCGGACCGCCGTCTCGCCCTTGTCGAGGTCGGGCTGGTCGATCATCGCGGGTCTGCCTTCCTGGCGCGACGGGTGTTGCGTTGCGCGTTGCAACACCCGTCGCACCGCTGGTCAGGGCGTTTCAGTCGAGTTCTGCGACGTCGTTGGGGTGGAAGTGGAGGCGGCCGTCGTCGTCGCGGCGGGCCGGGGTGAGCTTGTTGCGGTGCACCCACGAGCGGACGGTGCCGGGCGTGACGCCCTTCTGCCGTGCGACCTCTTGGGCGGTGAGGAGCCGCATGTTCTCGTCGGTCGCGACGACGCGCAGTGCGTCGTCGACGGCCGAGGCGAGTTCGGGCGTGATGGCCTTCTGCACGACCGCGGCGGGCCGCATCGGGCCCTGGGGTGCGGCCGGGGTGGCGGGCTCCTCGAACAGGCGCAACGCGTCGTCGGAGTGTGCGTCGAGCACGAACTGCTCCCGCGCGGGCATCGCGTCCAGGGCGGGCGTCGCCTCGGGTTGCTGCGGCGGTGCGGGCAGCTCGGGCGCGGTGGCCGGGGCGTCGCCGTACATCGCGTCGAGGACGCCGGCGGCGCCCCGCACAACGCGCTCGTCGTGCACTGCGATGAGCTGCGCGGCGGCCGTCGCAGTGGTCGGCCGCAGGGTGCGCTCGAGGCGCCACACCGCTGCCTGGTGCCACCACTTCGCGCGGGTCGAGGCGTGGTGCCGGGCGAGCGACCCGTGCCAGCTGATCTTGTGCAGCGTTGCGGCGTCGCGCATCGCGCGACGCTCGTTGCGGCGTTGCGCGTCGGCGTCGACGCCGGTGCGGTACTGGAACAGGCGGCGCGCGATGAGGGCGAGGCCCTCGGCGGCGAACGTCATCGACAGCGGGGTCACGGCGAACACCGCCGACTCGGCCCCGTTGCGGGCGACGTACGCGCCCGTTGCGGCCGCGGCGGCGGGCACGAGCCAGACACCCGCGCGCACCAGGTGCGGGGTCGCCTGGCCGAGCATGGTCAGCGCGACCATGACGACGGCGAGCGTGACCGCGCCGCCCTCACCGAAGGCGATCACGCCGAACGCGGCCGTCTTCCGGTGGAACACCGCGGTGATGTTGCCGTAGGTGCTCCACGCGCCGAGCACGCCGGCCACGACCATGGGCACGGCGGCCAGGGCGAGAACAGCGCTCTGGCCTCTCGTAAGGTCGCGCACTTCGGGCTCGCACATGGGTCTGCTCCTTCGGCAGTTACGGGGGCCGGGCCCCGGCGGGGCCCGGCCACGTGTTCGGCGATCAGCGCCAGCGCCGGGCTCGACTCCGCTCGTCGACGTCGTGCTGCTGCTGCGGCTCGCCGGCGACGGGCTTCCCGTCGTCCTTGACCCAGCCGCCTTGCGACGCCTTGTAGGTGGTCTCGTGACCCCGCAGCCGCGGGTCGTCCGGGCTGATCGGCTTGGTGAATCCGAGCTTCTTCATCAGCGGCCACCGCCAGCCGCGATCTTGGCGAGGCCCAGCTGCACGGCGGCGTCGCCGCGCGCGCGGGTCTCCTCGGCCGGGGTGCGCCGGTCCTGCTGGCAGGCGGCGACCGTCGCGGGCTCCGACGCCACCTTGTTCGGCGTGCTCGTGCTGATCTGGCGGGGGCTCATCCGCGCACCGCCTTCACCGCGCGCGCCGCGTATCCGGCGGCCGTGTCACCGGCCTGGACGTCGGGGAACAGGTCCAGCACCTCGGCGTAGAACACCGCGCCCTGCGCCTCGGTCCGCTCCCGCACGAACGCGGCGAGTTCCGCCTCGCTGTACGGGGCTCCGCTCGCGCGGCGCTGCAACTCGCCGGCCAGCTCGGCCGCCTTGGCGTGGATCTCGTCGCTGACCTGCCCGGACCCGGCCGGTTCCTCTTCGCGGGCGCGGGGCGCCCCACTACTCTTGCTCACGTTCGCACTCCTGGTAGCTCAGGTGGGCGACCGGCGCCGGGCGGCCTTCCACAACACGCCCGGCGCCGTTCTTTGTTGACGCACGGCACCGGCGGTGCCGCTTGCCTCGACTTTATGGGACCCCATAAAGTCAGCGCAAGCGGCTACCCGCGAAGGGAGCGGGATGGCTGAGGAACGGGACAGCACGGAGGAGGCACGGCGGGTGGCTGACGCACTGCGTGCCATCGAAGAGATGGACGACCCGGACCGGCAGGCGAGAGCGATCACCGAGGTCTTGCGGGTCCAGGTGGACAGCGCGCCGACCTTGAAGGAGTTGCGCCGCGCCTGGGTGCTGGGGAAGCGGGCCGAGAAGGTCACCTACAAGGTGATCGCCGAGACGCTCGGGGTGTCGATCTCCACCGTGCAGGACATCGAACGCGGCTACTCCGGGTCCGGGAAGAACCGGCCGCGCACGGGGAGGCGGAAGCGGGCAGCGAGCGACGGAGACGGCGAAGCCTGAAACCGCGCGCCGGTCGCAACTCGTCGTGTTCTTCGGTCGTTGATCAGCCCGACCCGACCACGCTTCGTCCACCCAGGAGTCATGACCATGCGTAGAGCCCTGCTGTTAGTCGTCGCCGGCGTCGCGTCCGTCGGCCTGCTCACCGCGTGCGGGGGCGGTGACGACGACGCGTCGTCGAAGCCGAGCCTCACCATCTCGGCGGAGCCGCTGAACCCGGACGGCGGCTCGATGCCGACGTCGGTCACGGCGCAGCAGGTCCTCGCGCGGCTGTCGGGCAAGGTGAGCGCGGCGAAGCCGGGCACGGTCGTCACGGCCGAGAACGACAAGAACAAGCTGATGGGCCGCCCGCACCAGTACACGTCGAAGGTGACGTTCACCGACTCGCGTATCGCGGCGTCGGACACCGAGGGCCTGGACAAGGACGACTCGCTGCGGGGTGGGGCGGTCGAGGTGTTCGGGTCGGCGGAGGACGCGAAGGCCCGCTCGGAGTACATCCAGTCGGTGACGAAGTCGATGCCGATGCTCGCCGAGTACCACTACCTGGACGGGCCGGTCCTGGTGCGGGTGTCGCACTACCTGACCCCGCAGCAGGCCGGCGAGTACGAGGCGGCCCTGCACGGCTGACGCGCGCCGTATTCTGGGCGTGCGCGTCCACGCAACGAAGCCCCGGCGGCTGCCCTGCCTGCCGGGGCTTCGTGGTGTTCAGGGGGAGGGGTCGGTGTCGGGGTCGTCGACGAGGCTGAGGGTGACCTTGCGGACGAGGCGGACGCCGCTGTCGGGGTGTTCGCGGCGGCGCCGCCGGTAGAGGTCGACGGCGCGGTCGCGGTCGGTGAGGTCGCGGGCGAGGGTGCCGTAGCGGTCCTTGATGCGGGCTTCGATCTGCCAGCGGGTGGCGGGCGGGGCGGTCTCGGGGCCGTCGATGCCCGCGCGGTCGATGCGGGCACGAAGCCGGTCCAGCTCGTCGTAGAGGGCGTCGAGTTGCTCGCTGGTGAGGTCGTCGAGGTGGGTGCGGTCGGTCATCGCAGTCCCTTCGGTGCGGGCCCGTACGGGCTGGCCCAGGCCGGCCGGTCCGGGCGGAAGCGGACGGAACGCAGGTAGTCGGCCAACCGCTGCATGTGGGCGGCGGATTCCCGGATCTGCTCGGCGGCCCAGGCGAGGAGTTTCCGCAGCCGCTGGAACCAGGTGCGGGCGGCGTCGAGGGCGGCGCCGACGGCGCGGGCTTGCTCGGGGGTCAGGAGGGTGATGCGCACGGGTTCTCCGGGGTGTGGTCGGGGCCCGGCCGTCGGATGGCGGCCGGGCCCGGGCGGGGGTCAGTCGGCGGGCTGCTTGTAGGGGTGCCAGGCGACGGTGTCGCGGTGGTGGAGGTTGCGGGCGACGATCGCCGGCCAGTCGGTGTGCTCGTGGTCCCGGGGGGCTTCGGGTGTGCGTTCCCAGTCCTGGAAGCCGATGTCATCGGCGAGGAGGGCTTCTTCCAGGCAGGCGCCGCACACGCCTTCGGCTCCGCTCCACTCCAGGTGGTCGGGCTGGTAGTCGGGGTGGACGGTGGCGTGCCGGGCGGCGGCTTCACGGAGGAGGCGGCGCCAGTCGACGGCCTCCGCGACGCGTTCGAGGATCGCCGTCGCGGCGTCCTTCACGGCCTCGTAGTCGGCGTTCGGTATGGACACGCACTCGCCGATCAGGCCGTTGAAGACCTGCGCACCGATGGCGTCCTGTAACAGGCACTCGATCACGCGGCGTCGGTTGGGCACGGGTCAGGCTCCTATGGGCTCGATCTGGATTCGCTGCGGGGGGACGCCGGCCTGGAGCTGCCGGTACAGCAGCTGGAGGCGGGCCCGGGCCGCTGGGTCGCGGCGGCTGAGCTGGGTGCGGGCCGGGGCGGGGAGGGCGTCCCAGCAGTCCCAGCACAGGTACTGGCCGGTGCGGCGCCGCCCGTCGCACGCGGGGTTGGGGCACGGGTAGGTGGTCACGACGCTCCCTGCGCGGAGCCGATGGTCTGGACGGTGCTGACGAGCCACACCATGGCGACCTGCTCGGCGTGCTGACTGCTGTAGCCGCGGCGGGTGAGTTCATGGCGGATGCCGTCGGCGTGGTCGAAGACGGGCGCGAGCATCTCCGCGACGGCCATCAGGTTCGCGACAAGCACGTTGCGCTGCTCGGCGATCTCCTCCGGGGTCGGTGCCTTCGGCGTCTGCGGCGGGGGGTTCTGGCCGGACATCATCGCCATGAGGCGCTCCAGGCCGGTGGGACGGTCGGTCATCGGCGGTCCTTCGCGTCCGCGTCGAGGGCGGCCTGTACGCGGGCGGCGATGCGGCGCAGCTCGGTGGTGGCGTGCACGGCGGCGCTGATGTCGGGGGTGCTGTCGATCTGGTCGGCGGCGGCGTTCAGCACGGCGGCGATCTCGGCGTCGGCGACCTTCATGACGGCGTCGGCGAGGCGGGTCCGGTCGTCGCGGCGCTGCACGAGGGCGTAGGGGTCGGCGGCCAGGAGGGCGGCGAGGTAGTCCTCGCGCCGCTCGTCGGGGGCGGGCTGAGGGAGGGTGGTCATCGGCTGTCCTTGTGTGGGTGTTCGGGGCGCCGCTTCCAGATGCGGGCGGCGTCGTTCCAGGTGCGGATGCGGTTCCAGGTGGGGGCGGGCGCGTGGTTGAAGGTGAAGACCTCCATCGCGCGCCAGGTGCGGGCGTGCCGCCGCCGCTTGAGGCGGCGGCGGACACAGGGCGGGATCAGTCGCACTGCCGGGCCTGCTCGCGGGCGCGGTCGTGGGCTGCGGCGCGCGTGTTGTGGAGGTTCACGGCGAGCGGCGCACCGTCGGCCATGACGTAGCCGTACTGGGTCCACTGACCGGTGCCGGTGGCGAACGTCCAGCCGACCGGGCTGACGGTGCCGGGCACCTCGACGGGCTCGAAGCGCTGGGCGGTGGGGCACATGTCGCGGACCATGCGGCGGATGGCGACGATGCCGGTGTCCGGCTCGCTCACGCCGGCCGGGGGTTCGCCGCCGTCGTGCGGCCAGTGCGGGTCCGCTTCCGTGATCGGGGCCATGGGTTCCCCGCAGTCCGCGCACTTGCGGGACTTCACCCAGCCGCTGCCGTCCCTCGCCGGGTGCTCGGTGGTGACGTCCCAGGCGATGTGCTCGCAGTCGAGCACGCCGCTCTGGTGGAGCGCGGCGAGCGCCTGGGCCTGCCCGGCGGAGCACATCTCGGCGAACCGCATCCCGGGCCAGCACGTGAAGCAGGTCGCGGCGTGCGCGGCCGCCGCGTCGTACGCCGCGGTGGCCGCGTCGATCAGCGACATCGGCTTGGTGTCGGCCGGGGCAGGGTCCTCGGGGGGTGCGTACAGGTGGCCGCGCGCCCAGCCGATGTGGGCGAGCTTCGGCTGGCCGCACTTCACGCACGGCGGCTCACCGGCGAGGAGCTGGTCGCGGATCTTGAGGCAGTGCTCCACGGTCGCGGCCTCGACGATCAGGCGGTGCTCCTGCCAGTCGTACAGGGTCGCGAACACCCCGGACCGGCCGATCGTGTAGCGCTCACCGCGGAACTTGTCGCAGCCGCACGTGTCGATCGTGCACCCGCCCATGGCCGTGTTGTGCCAGTTCAGGGTGTGCGTGCAGTTGAAGCAGGGCGACGACAGCCGGTCCTGCGTGGTGGGCGGCTCCTGTCCGCCGATCCACGCGGCGAGCGCGTCGGCGTACGCCTGCCGGGCCTGCCCCGCCTGCGTTTCCAGGTCGGTCGCGGTCCGGTCCAGGCCGGCCAGGTGCGGGGCGAACTCGTGGGCCTTCGCGGCGATCTGCGGGGGCAGCAACTCCACGAGGCGCAGCGCGGTGCGTTCCTGCCCGGGGCGCGGGGTCAGGCACATCTGGAGGAACTCGCGCAGCGCCTCGGGGGTCTCGTACTGCTGGTCCACTCGGTGGGCTCCTTCGTAGGGTGGGTGCGGGCCGCCCCCTGGTGACAGCAGGGGGCGGCTGCTCGTGGTCATGGGGCGGTGGTGCCGGTGGGGGTGTCGCTGTAGGACTCGCGGGTGCGGCCGGCCCCGTCGACGTCGGGCTCGCGGTCGTCCTCGGCCTGTGCGCGCTTCGCCTGTGCGCGTGCCGTCTCCGGGTCCGGCCAGCAGTAGGTCTCGTCGTGGGCGAGGGACCACGCCATCTGCCAGCCGTCCGGCGTCCACGCGCGGCGCACCATGCTGTCGCCGGGGTCGTGCAGGACGGCCCACTGGGTGCCGTCGTACGCCGGGTCGAGGCGCACGATCAACGGCGTGAAGTTCGGCGGGACCGGCGGCAGTCGGAACTCGGCGGCGTTGTGCAGCCGCTCCATCAGCCGGTCGATCCGGGCTAGCAGCTCCCCGTTGCGCTCGCGGAGCCTCTGCACCTCGTCGCGGGCCTCTGACCAGGACATGTTGCTGGCTTGGGCTGCCTGGTTCGCGAGGCCGGCGAACCCGGCGAGCTGCTTGTTCTGCCGTTCGAGGTGGAAGATCAGGCCCTCACGCTCGTGCGGCCGCCGCCGCTTCGCGCGGCGCTTCGCCGACTCCCACGCCAGGTGCAGCCGACCGTTCTTGTGGACCAGGTCGTCGGCCTGCTCGGCGGCGGCCAGGCACGCGGCGACGATCAGCTCGGACGGGGTGCCGGACGGGAACTCGATCGTCTCCCCGGCGGCGGGCTCGGTCAGGCTGGACGCGCCCTCGTCGCTGTGGACGCCCCACACGGCGCCGTTGCAGCGCAGCAGGCCGAGCGGGTTGTCCGGGTCGCCGGTCCAACCGGCTTCCTCCAGCGCCTCGACGACGTCCAGGCGCGGGTTCCAGGTCTTCACTGCGGGTGTCTCCTTCGGGTGTCAGGTGCCGAACTGGCGGCGCCGGGTGGCGTCGGTGTGCTCGGCGTGGAGGCAGTCCGGGCATCGGGCTGCCGGGTCTCGGTCGCGGAACTCACGGCCGCAGCCGCAGGTCCGCAGAGGGGCCAGGGGGTCCGTGGGGGGCGGCTGGAAGGCCGCTGGAACGTCCTGGCGGGGCTCGGCGGGGGTGGTGGGGACCGGCATCAGCAACGGGCCCTGTACGGGCTTGCTGCGGCCCTCGCGGGGCCTGCGGCGGGCCAGGGCCTCCCGGTGGGCGGAGCAACGCTTCCCGGCGCGCATCAGCGGCACCTTGCACACCTCGCACCGGCCGAACGGCTCGTCGTCGTCCTGCTCCGGGATCTGCTCCCTCGAGGCCGACTCGCCCCCAACCACCTCAGGTTGAGGAACTACCTCAGCCACCTCTTGGGGAACCCCATGGGTAATACCTGGGTTGTTCGTGCCTCCGTGGCCCGAACCGGTAGTGCCACTGTGGCCCGAACCCCAACGTGCCTCTGTGGCACGAACCGGGTCGTCGTCCGTCGGCTCAGGTTCGTGCCTCTGTGGCCCGATCTGGTTCGTGCCTCTGTGGCCCGAACTCTCGTCCACGGGATTCGTGCCACTGTGGCCCGAACTTCCGTCCGGGGTACGCCGGCGGGCGGTCGCCTTGAGGTAGTCCTCTGCGGCCCTCCAGTCCGGCCGCACGTTGTCGCCGGGGATGGCATAGAGCGCGGCCCGTCCACGGCGACGCTCGCCGTCGACGAGCACCACGCCCGCCCGTATCCCGGCGTCCAGGTACCGGCGAGCGTCCTGCTCACGACAACCGGCCGCCTTCGCCAGGTCCTGAATCCGGATCGGCTTGCCGTCCCGGAACCGGAGCTGGCCCGAGGAAGCGGCCATCGCACGCAAGGCGTACAGCATCGTCAGGAAACCGCCCTTGAGGCCGCGGGGCATCTCCCGCGACCACCTCCAGGCCAGCGCGTTACCGAAGGAGTTCGGCACCGCGCCTTCCTTGCGGTCGTCCTGCTCGTCCACGCTCACGGGGTCATCTCTCTGGTCGTGCTGGTGGGGTGGTGTCCTGCTCAGATCGTCGCTCGATCTTTAAACTTTTGCAAGTCTCACCACTTTGGTAACTCTGGCCATGCCTTACACTCTGGCCATGGACGCGAAGACCCCCGAGATGCAGGCCGACGGGATCCAAGACCTGCCCTTGACTCACGCGCGGGCGCAGCTGACGCAGCTCATCGAGGACGCCCGAGAGCGGCAGGTCTTCACGGCTCTCACCGAGCGGGGACGTCGCCGCATCTGCTTGGTCACGCCCGAGTTCGTCGACCGCGCGCGCCAGCTCATGGCCGAGCACGGCGACTGACGGGGCGCACCTCACTGCTCCCCCTCTCGCGCCCAGGACGGCACGCGCCGTACGGGCTCCAGGCGGGGGCTGCTGGTGTGCCTGCGGGCGGCCCGGGCGAGGGCGCGGCGCACCATCGGCATGACGACCGGCGGGTGCCCCATGACGCCGGCCGCGCAGTTCATCACCACGAACACGAACAGGCCGAGCAGCATCACGTGACCACCCACCGGTACGGCGGGAAGCCGGGCGGGGGCGGTGCGACGGTGGTGTGCGCTTGGATCACCTGCGTGCCGGGCGCCGGGGGAGGCAGGACGCCGGGGATCGGCGCGGGGCTCGGCCAGGGGTAGTCGTCGACGGGGCGGCACTCGCCGACTGCGTACGCGTGGTGGCCGCCCGAGAGCGTGGCGAGGGGCCACATCTCGGTGTCCCACATGCGCCGCCAGCGGGGCACGAGCGCGTACCACCAGTGCCCGGGCTCGTCGGCGGTCCACGCCTCGATGGCGACGTCGCTCTGGCGGCGCTGCCAGATGGCCTGGGCGATGACGAGGATGTCCGTGTGCTGGGGGTGCTCGTAGCGGGCGACGAGCGCGCCGGCCATGCGGTGCGCCGGGCCCCGCACGAGGGGCGGGGCCTGGGAGGACCGCAGGTAGCCGGGGAAGGTCTCCAGGGTGCCGAGGCCGAGCAGCAGCGGCTCGTCGAGGTGGTAGGTCTGCGCCCACGTGTGTTCGAGGCTGCCGTCTTCGCGGCGCGCGGTGATCCGCACGACGGTCGCCGGCATGTAGCGGACGGCGGTGATCTCTTCGTCACGCGTCACGGGGTCGCCTCCTCTCGGCGGACCAGGCCGAGGACGACCGCGCTGGTGCACGGCCAGCGCACGCCCCACTCGCCGGTGAGCGTGCTGATCGTGCAGCGGGCGCACACCCGGTTCAGGGCGCGGCCGTCGGTGAAGCTGACCATCGGCCGGTGCCCGAAGTCCTCGCTGCGTCTCACCGGTTCGCCTCCCGGCTGGCTGCGGCGGCCGCCCGGTTCAGCATCCGCATCCACGCCTCGAACGGGCGGGTGCGGAGCAGCACCACGGGGTCGACGATGCGGACGACGACCGCCGCCTTGCACATCCACGAGACACCGGGTGCCAGGCAGTCCGGGTCCGGGGTCAGCTCGTCGACGGGCAGCACCTCGTACAGGGCCCCGTCCGGGGCGAGGGCCGCGTACACGCGAGCGACGTCGCGGCTGGTGGTGACGTACACGCGGTCGCGGCGGGCGTGCTCCGGGGAAGCGCCCAGCTCCTGCGCGGTCGCCGTCAGCGACTTCTCGATGCCGGTCACCGCGGGGGGCAGCAGCCGGTCGTCGAGGCGGAGGCCGGGCACGCCGCCGTGGTAGAAGCGGGTCACAGGAATGCCTTCCGCACGAGGCCGGCCGCTGCGGTGAGGACTGCGGCGACCGAGGCGATGTACTCCGCGCTGCTGGCGCGCAGTGCGGCCTGCCACAGGGCCATGGCCTGCGGCTTGTCGTTGTTGGCGACGGCGACGATGAACCGGACCGCGAACAGGTCCTGCGCGTCCGGGGCGCCGTCGGGGCTGGGCAGCTGCTCCACGGACCAGTACTGGTCGCGGGCGAGGTCGGGCGCCTGGTCGCCGTACAGCTTCACGAGGGCCTGGCGGCCGGTCTCGGCGAACGCGACGCACGCCGCGTACATCTGGAACTGGCCGGGACCCGCCTGCTCACCGACCTCGCTCACCGCGCGGAACGCGCCGTCGTAGTCCTCGTCGATGGCGCAGGCGAGCGCCACCATCACCAGGTTGGCGAGGCGCTCGTCGCCCATCACCGGGCGTCCGCCGTCTTCACGGGGCGGCCGTTCTTGCCGCGCATCCTGATCCCGGCCCGCTTGAGGCGCTGGTAGACGAACGAGTACGAGTAGCCCTTGCCGGTGCGCTCCTGTATCTGGCGCACGCTCAGCCCTTCCCGGTACAGGCTGGCCATGTACCGGGCGAGTTCATCGACTTCGAGCTGGCGCCCGCCGGGGCCGTGCACGGGCACGCCGGCCGCGTGGAGGCGGCGCCAGGCGGTCGTGTAGCTGACGCCGAGATCGTCGGCCACGGCGCGGATGCAGCCGAGCTCGTCGTAGAGGGTGGCGACGTCCTTGGACATCGGAGTGACCTTTCACTGCGGGGAGGTTGGGGGCCGGGGCCGCTCGAGGTGGCGGCCCCGGCAGGGGTCAGGCCCAGAGGACGAGGGCGACGGCCGCGCCGAGCACGGGCGACCACGGGCCGATCACCGGCACGAACGCGGTGACCGCCCACACGACCAAGCCGAACGCCAGGCCGACCATGAACTTCCGGCCGGTCACTGGACGACCCCCGCGGCGCGGGCCTCGCGCAGCCACTTCGCGTACGGGCCGGTGATCGCCGCGTACAGCTCCTCATCCGTGACCCGCGAGGGGTCCGGCGCGGGGAAGAACGCCGCGTTGTCGACGAGGCGGCCGGTCAGCAGATCGAGGCGGCGCAGGAAGTTGACGCGGTACCCGAACCCGACGAACACGAAGAACAGCGGCTCGGTCGCCGCGCGGCGCAGTGCGTTCTCGGCGGCCTCCCGGGAGTCGGGGTCGCCGTCGGTCTGGAACACGACCAGCGCGGGTGTGTCGCTGCCCTGGTGCTCCAGGCGCACGAAGTCCATGGCGGCCGCGTAGTTCGTGCCGCCCCACCGGGCGCGCTCGTGGGTGCGGTTGATGACGCCGGCGTAGGAGTTGAGGCTGACGACCGTCGAGGGTTCCGCGTCGGTCGCGAAGTAGGTGAGCGGCACCCGCCCGTCGTCGTCCAAGTTGGCGGACAGGGCGAGGACCTGCTCGGCGAGCCGCTGCATGGCGCCGCTGCGGTAGTACTCGAGCATGCTGGACGAGTGGTCGAGCACCAGGTGCACGGCCGCCCGGTGGCCGGCCAGCCCGTCCTTCTCCAGCGACGTGGCGGCCTTCTTCATCAGCGACACCATGGGCGTCGCCAGCACCGGCGGCCGCGCGGGCACCGGCTCAGGCTGCACCTGGGGCTGGGCCGGGGGCTGGGGCTGGGTCTTGCGCTTGAATCCGAACACGATGGGATCCGCTCCTACATGGGATGGGGGCGGGCACGCGTCAGGCGTGCCCGTCGTCGTCGGTGAGCTGGGCCCGCTGCGCGTACACCTGCACGGTGTGTGCCTGGCGGCGGGCCCGGTACGTCTCGGCACACGTCTTGTGGGAGGGGCGGCCGCCCTCGTCGCGCAGGCACGTCGGGCCCTTGCAGAACCGGCACGGGCGCGGGCGCTGCGCCCAGTGCCGCTTCGGGTCGGACCAGTCCAGGACGCCGCTGGCAGGTAGGAACTCATCCGACGCCAGCAACTTCGCTCGCGGCATGGCCGGCCTCCCTCCGGAGGGCGTTGAGGCGACGCGCGGTCTCGCGGCGGCGGCGCCGCTGCTCACGCCGCCGCATCAACTGCCGTTCCTTGGCGTCCAAGCCGCCCCACACGCCGTACTGCTCCGGGCCCGACATCGCGGCGTTCAGGCACGCCTCGATCACCGGGCAGCCGACGCAGATGCGTTTGGCCTCCTTGACGAGCAGCACGGCCACGCCCGTCGGGAAGTCCTCCGGGAAGAACACGGTGATGTCCTCCGCGTCCCGGCACGCGCCCTGGTCGGACCAGTGCGGGGCGCGCGGCAGCGTCTTGGGTGCGTAGCGGCTTGGACGGTGCATCAGCGGTCCGTCTCCCCGCCCGGGTACGCGACCCGCTGGAAGACGATCGTGTCCTCGTCGGCCACGACCGGCGGGGCGGCCTGGGCCGGTTCGGGCACGCCGGCCGGACCGGTGGCGCGGTGGCGGCCCGTCGCCCGCAGCCGCCACCACAGCCACGCCGACGCCAGCGGCGAGGCCACGAGCAGCCACCACCAGGCGATGTTCTCGGCGATCCAGATCAGGACGTCCAGCAGCAGGTTCACGACTGGGCCTCCCGCATCGCACGGTCGACCTGGTGCGCGCCCTCCACACAGCCCGGGATGTTGCAGGACCTCGACAGGTACCCGACCGGCTCGCGCCGGTAGTGCAGCCGGAACGCCACCCGGTACGCGGTGTCGATGCGCCTCAGGTAGCGGACGACCGGCGTGCCGTTGGCCTCGCGGGTCCCCGTCCACCGGCGGTGCCCGCCCTCGACCGGCTCGGACTGCCGCTCGAACGCCTCCCGCACCGACCGGTACAGCGGCCGCCGGCCCCGCACGTACGGGGGCAGCCCGATCTGCCTGCGGACGCGGGCAACGCGGGACTCGTCCCGGATGCCGAGCTGCCGGGCAACCGCCCGGTTCGACACGTCGTCGGCGGCGAGCAGCGCCCGCATGATCCGCTCGTCGCTGACCTCGACCAGCGCCTGCCTCATGACTTCACCTCCGGCCAGGGAACCTTGCTGAGGGCCGCCCGCTGGGCGGCAGGCATCGAGAACTCAGGGCAGCCGAGCTGGTCGAGACCGGCGTGCCGAAGCCACCACGCGTCGCACTCGTCGTCCGTGGCGAACTCGCGCTGGGCCCGCTTGTACGCGGCCAGCGCCATCGGCACCTTGTCGCCGGACCCCTTGCCGGTCGCGTAGCTCTTGAGGGTCGCCGGGGTGACCAGCGCGTACGGCACGCCGTTCTTCCGGAGGAGGTTGCGGACGACGCCGTGGACCATGCCGGTGAACCCGGCGCCCTTCGCGTGCGTCGGCAGGTCCTCGATGACGACCAGGTCGGGCAGCGGGCCGAGCCCGTACGCCTCGCCGCCGATGGCGAGCTGCACGGCCTCCTCGATCTGTGTCAGCCGTCCGTCGCCGTCGGTCTGCTTCGTCTTGACGGTGGTCGTCGACCCGTCCCGGTAGGCGATGCCCGTCCCCGTCAGCGACAGATCCAGACCCACCACGGTCTTCGGCGTGCTCATCGGGCACCGCCGTCCCGCAGCCACAGCGGGCGCACCGCGACGTAGTCCGGGCCGATCGGCGCGGGCACCTGAATCCGCGTGAGGACCAGGTCGTCGGGGTCCGTGACGCCGAGGTTGGCCTTCGCGTCCAGGTAGCGGCCCGGCAGGTCCTTGATGTCGAGCTGCGCCGGGGTCGCCAGGTGGTCGGCGATGACGGTCACCTCCCGCTCGAGGTGCCAGCCGATCACGACGACCTTCGCCGTGCGGGTCGGCACGTCGACGCTGTTCACGTACACGGCGGTGGTGTGGCGGGGCTCGTCGAGCGCCAGGAGGTAGCGGCGCCCGAGCAGGGTGATCCGCCACGCCTCAGCGCCACCGTCGGCGTAGCCGTCGACGTAGCCGCGGGCGCGCAGCCCGCGCAGCTCCTCGGTGGGGTCCTCGAACGATGTGCCGCCGGCCAGGGCCCGCAGCACGAACTCGGCCGGTTTGCCGAGCGGGTGCTCGGTGGCGTGCTTGACGGCGCGGATCTGCGCCAGCCGCCACGCGTGGGTGCTGCGGGTCGTCGCCGCCGAGCACGGGCACGCGGCGACGTACGGCATCATCTCCGGGTCGGCGACCAGGCCGTGGCACTGCTGGACGCTCGTCGCGCCCTTCTCGCACAAGCGGGCCGAGCAGCACGGGCAGTTGGCGCACAGCTTCGGCTGCGGCGGCTCGTACAGCGGCCCGAACGTCTCGTCACAGCTGGTGGTGGTCATGAGTCCTGTCCTGGGGTCTCGTGTCCGCAGCGGAAGCAGCGGCGGGAGCCGTCCGCGCGCATCGCGTGCGGGGTCCGGCGGTTCTCGCGCGGGCAGGTGTCGAAGTCGGCGATGTCGGCGCCCTCGATCGGGGCGGGCCGCTCCAGCGCGGGGAGCGGGGCGGGGGCCGGGCCCGCGCGCAAGGCGCGGACCCGGCTGATCAAGGCGGCCAGCACGGCTACCGCCTCGTGGCCTTGTTCTTGTCGCGGTGGCGGCGCCGGGGCCTGGCCCGGCCGCGCTTGACCGGCAGGCGGGGCGGCGGGACGTCCTGCGACGCTTCCGCCGCGCGGGCGGCGGCCCGGGCCTCCGCCTCCAGCGCGAGGGCCTCGGGGGTGAGCGCAGCGAGGATCTGCGTGTGCCCCTCGTCGGCGGCCCGCTCGACCGCGACCAGGGCCCGCAGCTCAGCGGACTTCGGCAGCAGCTTCGCCGCGCGCCGGATCGCCGTCTTGAGCAGCATGTCCGGGAACCGCGTGTGCCACAGGCTGTTCTTCTGCCCGTTGGCCTCGGCCCGCTGGTACGCCTTGCTGAACTCGTCGCGGATCGCTTCGGCTTCCTCGACCGTGACGATCGCGACGTCCGACCGGGCGCCGCCGTCGAGCCACGCGAAGGTGTACGCGAACAGCGGCGTGCGGTCCTTCGGCGAGCCCAGCTTCGGCCGGTGCGTGAAGTCCTGGCCGACCGGCGCGGTGGGCACGTAGTCCCACTCGTCGCCGTCGTACACGACCTTCGCGACGATCGACTTGACCATGCCCGACCGCCACATCAGCTCGATGTAGCCGTGGTACGTGGCCAGGAAAGTGGCGATCCCGTCGTCCGCCGTGATGACGGCCTCTTCACCGTCGGGCAGCAACCCAAATCGGGCGGCCGTGATGACGGCCTGTCGGACGCTCGCCGGCGTGCACTTCCGCAGGCCCGGCAGGACCGGCCGCAGGACCGCCAGGAACCGGTCGACGCTCACGTGCGCGGGCAGCGCGGCCGCGATGTCCGCGCGGAACTGCTCGGCGTCGTGGTCGCGGCCCGCCGGGGTGTCCTCGTCGGCCTGCCCGGGCGGGATGCCGTCGCTGCTGGCGGCGGCCGCGCGCTGCTGCACGCGCTCCTTCAACGTGGTCAGGCTCATCGCAGCCCCGCCTTCGGGACGCGCAGCACCCGGCCGCGGCACGCCTCGTACACCTTGGGGTACTTCTCCTTGAGCAGCGCCACGTCGACCTGCTCGACGGTCTTGCGGCACTCGGCCGCGACCTTCGGGTACTCCTTCTGGAGCTTCTTCGCGGACACGTTGCCGTCCGGCGCGTACGACCACGCCTTCTTGCCGTCGACCTGCGCGACGGCGGCCTTGCCGCCGCAGATCAGCCGCATCTCGTTCTCGACCGCGGTCTTCTGCCCGTCCAGCTCCTCGATCTGCTCGATGAGCCGCTTGCGCCGCGCGAGGAGCTTCTCCGCCTTGACGCGGGACACCTCGATCACGTCGCCGGGCTTGACCTTCCACAGCTGGCCGAGGAGTTCCGTCGTCGCCTCCAGCCCGTCCGCCTGCGGCGGGCGGCCCTCGATGACGTGCCGCTGGAACCACGTCCCGCACACGTCGATGAGGGTCTGGATCAGCTCCTCGTCCCGTTCGATGCGGTGGAAGCGCAGCGTGTTTCCGCCGACGAGGGCGACGGCCCAGCCGTACGGCCAGCCGCCGACCGCCATGTTCCAGTGCACCTGGAGGGCGGGCGCGTCGGGCACCCCGTCCTTCCAGTCGTCGAGCTGGTAGGCGGAGCGGTTTTTCAACTCGACCGGGGCGACGACGGTGCCGGTGTCCGGGTCGAGCGCGTACCTGTCCACGTTCGACCGCATCCATGGCCGGTCGACGTGCGCCAGCGTTCCCGGCGTTGGCACGGCCGGGATGCCGGTCTTCTTGGTGAAGAGGTGGGAGATGAAGTCCTCGATCTCCAGGCCGATCTCGGCATACTCCGCGACCTGGTCGTCGAGCGGGACGGGCCGGCCGTGCTTCTCCTCGAAGACATGGCGCGGGCCCGCGTACTTGTTGAGGCCGAGGATCTTCGCGACGTCGGAACCGCCGATGCCGGTCCGCCGGACCTTCTCCCAGCGGCGCCGGAAGTCGGGGTCGTCGAGGTCACCGGCGGGCAGCAGCAGCCGCGCGGTCGGTGCCCCGTACGCGAGATCACCGCAAGGTGCCTCGGGTGGAGTCCACGTGTGGGTAGCCTGTTCAGGCAACGTTCCTTCTCTCGGGTCGTTGTGTGCGGACTCGGGGGCGCGGGCTGTCGCGTAGCTCGCGGCCCCGATCGCCGTCAGCCGACGGCACTTCTCCGCCTGGTGGCGGAAGGCTTGATCGCTGCGAGGGCCGCGACGGGCGCCTGCTGCGTGACCGGCTCGCGGCCGGGCAGGACGTCGTCGGGCAGCTCGGGCAGGACGCTGAACAACCCCTGAATGAGCCTCAGCTCGCAGTCGCAGAAGGCGACCGAGCGGCCCAGCTTCTGGTGCGGGAGCGTGGCGAGGTTGTCCTCCAGGAACCGCACCCGGCACTTGAGCTTCTCCGCAGCCTGTTCCAGGTCCCAGTTCCGGACCTCGGTGCATACGCAGTAGTCGCGCCGGGTGAACCTCATGACGCCTGCCGCTCCTTGATGACCGGCTGCGCCTCGGGTACCGGCGGCTCGTCGTCGAGCTGGGTGACGCCGGCCGACGGCTGGAGGTCGGCGACCGAGCAGCCCAACACGCGGGCCATCGAGCGGAGCCGCTCCGGGGTCGCGTTGCGGCGGCCCGCCTCGATGTCGCACAGCAGGGACACCGAGATCCCGACCGCCTCGGCCAGCGCCTTCTGCGTGAGGCCTGCGTTCTCGCGGGCGTCCGTGACGGCCTTCGGAGAGTGGTGAAAGGGAGCGCCGTTGCGGCGCCTGAGTCGGGGTGGGTGTTTGATCATGCGAACACCCTATGCGAAGGTTCGCGAAGTGTTGCGAAGTTACTCGCAATTGTGGCGCCGATCACACGCCGACACATAGTGCGCGCTACGTATGCGGACCGTGTAGCGAATTACTGCGTAGTTATGCGAACCTCTTGAGCATGGACGCGAACCCCCCCAATCCCCCGCCGGAGGCGGTGCTGCTCCAGCAGGCCGCCAGGCGGGCCCGGCTGTCGGCCCGCCAGGCAGCCAAGCGCGCGAGTATGTCCGACGCCCGCTGGCGGCACATCGTCAACGGCTACGAATCTGTCGGCCGGGGCATGAAGATCCCGGTCACCGCCCCGGCCGAGACCCTCGCCCGCATGGCCCAGGCTGTCGGCGTGACTTCGCAGCAGCTGGACGAAGCTGGGCGCCCAGACGCAGCCGAAATCCTCAACGAGCTGGCCCCGCCACCGCCCTCAAGCGACTCAGCAACGCACGCGGATGCGGGCGCCGGCGGCCCATACGGGAACGACCCCCATTTGGACGCGATCACCGCACTGCTGGCATCACTGCCGCCCGAGGCTCAGGACGAGGTGCTGCGCCGCCTCGGCCGAACGCACCCGTCTGCACACCCTGAGCACGCAGAACCCGCGCCCGAGCAACGCCGCACCGGGTAAAACGTCACACTTCGATCACGAACGCACACGCGCGGCTTGAAAGTTGCATGTGCGTTACATAACCCCTCCATGGCATATGCAGGGGGTTTATGTGACTGACGTGATACTCGCAGGAGTACTCGGGGCGGTTGTCCTCGCAGTGATCTTGCTCTACAGGGAACACCGCTCGAACGCGGAGCTGATCAACCAGCTCCGCGCCGAGATCACCGCATCGAAGATCGCAGCACTTCAGGCCGGACTGCAGACGCCCATCCAGCCGCCCACCGAAAAACCCGAGCCCGTCCGTCGGAAACGACACTTGGCGCTCTACATCGGCGGGGGCGTCGCCGCCATCCTCAGCTCAATCGGCACGTGGGTACGCGACTTATGGACGCACCACCGCCGCGCCCTGATCACAGGTACCGCGATCGCCGTCGCCACGACCTCCTCCGCCCTCGTGTACACGATGACGTCCGACAGCCCTGAGCCGGCCGACGCCCGTCCGCCCGCCGTCACCCGGCCGTCATCAACCGCCGCATCGCCAGCGCCCACCGCGTCCGGCCAGGACCGCCCGAGCCGTGGCAAGAGCAGCACTTCGACGCCTGCCAGCGCCAGGTCGGTAGCACCGACGGCGTCGATCCTGAGCGGCGACACGACCACTTTCAGGGAGTCCTCTGTCCCTCTCGGCAAGCCCAGCTCCGCCGCTAGGCCCTCGGCCAGCTCAGCTGGGGCCACGGCAGCACCTACCGGCAGCGAACAGCCGCTCCCGGAGAAGCCCAGCCCGTCGCCCTCCGCGCCATCCAACCCGCCCTCTCAGTCCGGCGGCGGAGGACATCCACCCGCCAGCGGCGAGTGCCTACTCCGCATCGAACTGCCGATTCTCCACCTTTGCGTCTGAACCGGCTCGCCCGGTCGTGGCTGGAATTGACCTCACGCTCTCCGCAACAGGCAGCTTGCCCGTCACGCCGGGCCCTCGGAGCGCCCTATTCGCCCCAAAGGCCTCACCTGAAGCTCTGAGTTTCGGCCATGGCGCCGCCACGAATGAGCCTGTTGATCCATAAATATGAGTTGCACGCCTCCGGATTGCATCGTTGAAAATGGTTCGATCCGAAACTAAGGGGGCTAACGTGATTCAGCATGTCTTGTCGGGGATAGTGGGAGCTCTGATACTCGCCGAAATCCTTTTGTACCTGGGCTGGCGAAGGCACAGGCAGCTGATCATCCAGCTCCAGGCCGAGATGGCAGCGCAACGGCTCATAGGACTCGGCTCAGCTGACGCGGCTAATACCGCCGCTCAGCCGCAACGCGAGCAACCCCCCGGGCGGCGGCTCAGACTGCACGACTCGGGGGCTCGCGCCACGTCACCGGCCGCCAGCACACCGCGGCTCCCGCCTCCCGCGCAGGCGCCGCCCCCGGCATCCGGTCAAGACCACGCCGGTACCGATCACGCCGACGGCGGCTGCACGCCGATCAGGCGGGGATCCCTCACCCTGCTGGAGTAGCCAACTAGGCTTTTCCGCTGGCGGGTTACTTGCCACCCCCCACGCTCAACTACATCGCGGACTGGCGCGGCAGTGTCGCCCGGTCCGGATGCAGCGAGCAGATCCGCAGCGCATTCGCGCGCGCCGAGGCATAGGCCGCGCGCACGGCCTCCGCATCCGGGCCCCACGCCCGCGCCTCCGTCTCAGCCGCGGGCCCTCGCAGCCACTGCGCCGACGAGTGCGCTGGCTCCTGTGTGTACGACTCCTCGAAGTCCCACGCCCAGCCGCCGCGCACCTCGTGGACGCCCGGGTCGGTCACGGTCTCCGACCCGTCCGCCGCGTACAGTGCCGGACCGGCCTGCCAGATGTACGCGCGGGCCGGCAGCTCGCTGCGCACCCGCCGCAGCCCGTTGTCGGCGCCCGTCTGCCCGCCGGTCGTGCGTATCCACCAGTCCGTCGTCATCCGCTCGACGTGCACCGCGCCTCCGCGCTCCCTCGCCCAGCGCTCCGCCAGCTCCTCCGCGTGCCCCGCGTCCCAGAAGCCGAGCATGTTCCCACCGACATGCGCCACGTATAGCGTGCGGCCCGGGTCGCGCACCGGCACGTGCTCCAGGACCTCGTCCCGCACTCCGCCACCGCCGCCGAGGCCGAGCGCTTGGTCGATCGTGAGGAGCGCCTCCTCGTGCGCGCCTCGCAGCAGGTGCCCGTACGTGTCACTCGTCGTCTTGATCGACTCATGGCCCAAGCGCCGCTGCACGAGGGTCAGCGGGTGCCCGGCCGAGATCAGCGCGGCCGCGTGGCTGTGCCGCAAGTCATGGAACGTCGGCTGCTTCCACTCGGGCAGCAGTCCCTCCGTCTTCGCTTTCTCCACGGCCCGTATCCACTTCTCGTAGAACGTCGAGTAGACCAGCCGCCCGCCGGTCGGCCCCTGAAAGAGCAGGTCATCGTCAGCCATCGACGTGAGGCCCAGGTCGAACAGCTCATTCCACACGCTCTCGCTGATCTCAACCGTGCGCCGGCCCGCCCTCGTCTTCGGCGGCCCCAGGTAGAAGCCCTCGCCCTTCTTGCCCTTCTTCCAGGCGCGGGCAACGCGCAGCTCGTACTGGCCGGGCTTGCCGCAGCGAGCGTGCCTGCGGGCCAGCGCGGTGACCTCGCCCCAGCGCATCCCCGTCGCATAGGTCAGCCGCACGAAGATCCGGTCCTGCGGCTGGGTCAGCTTCGACACGATCCCGGCAACCTCGTCGGGTTCCAGGAACTCGATGTCCTCACCGTCGTCGTCGTCGATCCCGTCATCGTCGGTGCGGGGCAGAGCCGTCAGTTCACACGGGTTGCGCTGGCGCAGCGGGGGCTCCGCCTGCACCGCGTCCCGGAGGATCGACGACAGCAGGCCGTGCAGGTTCTTCAACGTCTTCGGCGACATCGGCTTGTGCTTCGAGCCGCGCCACACCTTCGTGCCCGCCATCTGGAGCACCCATGCCGACACGGTCGCCTTGGAGAAGTGCTCGGGCGAGCGGACGTCGCAGTGGCCGAACGTCGGCAGGATGTACGTCTCCAACTCTCGAAGACAGTCGGCCTTGTACTTGTCGCTGGCCCCAGTGCGCAGCTCGATGGACTGCCGCGCGTAGTTGTCGAACCGGTAGCGCAACTCTTCCTCGCCGACGGCCGCCTCGTCGACGTAGCCCTTGCCCTTGATCCACCCGGCCGGCCAGTGCTGTCCAGCCTCGTCGACGGCCTGCTTGAAGACCTCAGCGGACACTGGGTCGTCGAACCGTTCGGTCTGCCAGGCTCCCTTGGCGGCGCCGCCGAGGCGCCACTTCACCTGGTAGCTGGTGACCTCACCGGCCTTGTTTCTGCGCTCAACAACGCTCGCCAT